CACGCGAGAAGCCAGCGCATCTTTCCATTATTCCAGCCGATGCCGTAGCTCGGGCCCCGGGTGAGGAAGAAGCCGATCGGAACAACGTCTTCACTTGAGATAATCTTCAATGGACTTTGTCCTCGCTGGTCGGGCACTGCAGGAGGCGCGAGACGATGTCGGCCACCGTGCCGGACTGTTTCTGCACCAAGTTCGTGAGCCCGCGGATCGCCCCGTCGATGTTTTCCGGGGTGACGTCGCCGCGGTCGTAGGCCTCTTTGATGTTCAGCATCATCACCAGCTTGGCGGTCTGGCTATAGAGCCCCAGACACGAGAGCGCCATCTCGGCGAACTCACTGCGTGAAACTCCCCTATCGTACAGGTCCATCAGCGCCTGCGCCGCGCCGGCCTGGATTTCGGCGGTCATCTGGTCGGCAGGGGAGGCCTGAAGCAGCGCGATGATCGCATGCTCGTTGAGGAGCGGATCACCCATTGTTCGGCTCCGAAGCGGTGAGTAGGTGCACAGCTATCTCGCGCGACGCCGGCGTGATGAAATAACCCATCCCCCACATGGTCTCGATGACGAGCCCAAAGGGCTTTAATTTCTTGCGGAGCTTGCAGATCATGACGTCGACCATCTTCTGGTCAATATCCTCCTTGCCGGACTTCTGCGTGATCACGACGTGGAGCTGTTCCTTGGTGACCTGGTCGCGCCGCAGCATCAGGGTCAACATGCAGGCTTCGAGCGGCGATGCCTTGAACTTGCGGGCGCAAGCTATCTTGAGGGCTTCTGGATTTTCTAGGGGGGAGCCGTTGAATATTTCGCGCGCGCTGCGCTTGCTCCCTTTTGGCCAGTCGTCTTGTGGGAGCTCCACGATTGTCCCGGACGCAACGGCATCTCGCAACAATTCATAGATGTCGGCGGAGGATAGGCTGGTGGCTCTTGCGATAGCCCTGATCGGGATGCCTTCGTCGGCTAGACGGACAGCGATGGCGATACTGGATTGAATTGGTTCAGAGGCTTGAGCCGACTGTGTGATGCTGGCGTCCATATGGTGGCTCCCGAAAAACTTAACGGGACCCTACGCAGCGCGTAAAACTTCTGTCAACGAACTCGGCAGTGGTGTCTGGCCCAGGCGATCACCCACGCAGGCACTTTGTGATCGCGCGCAACCGCCTCGATCTGCACGTCGGTAAGGCCCATGGAACGGTATGTTTCGACCAGCGGGCATGCCGCGGCGAGGGTCAATACGAGGGGTATAACTGTGAGCATCATCACAATCCTGTCACGTGATGGTGTGGATATATGGTGGGCCCGCCGGCGCCACACCCCCAACGGTGGCCGGCGAAGCTAAGTCGCCGTGCCGCGGGCAAAGGCGGGCCCGGGGCGGACCATGACGTGGTCTGGTTAATAAAAAGGTCCCGGCGTTTCAGCTCTGTACGTCCGAGAGCCGGTATTGCCGGGACCTAATCAACCCACCAGCGGGTAGTTACGCGGCCAGAGGGGGAGCGGTAGGCGGTGCAGGCTTCGGGGTCGAGCCGGCGAGTGCTGCTTCAGCGGCAACGGAGAGCGCAGTGACGCTCGGGACCACCGCGTCGACGGCGGCCTGGTCGGTGGCGAGCTGCGCGGCGGCGGCGCCGGCCGCAGATACGTCGGCGTTGATGAGCGCGGTGACGTCTACGCCGAGTTTGGCAACAGCGGCATTGAGTACGGTGAGGTCGAGAGCCATGATGTGAAGTTCCTTCATGATGTGGAGGATGACGTCGCGATCCAGCGTATCCTCGGTGATCGTCAGGTCGAACATAGAGCAGCTACCTTTAGTTTTTATTATCAGGGCACGGGATTAACTTTTATCACCGTAATTTTACTGCCGTGTGAGCAAAACTGATCAACCAAAACGGTAATAATTTATTAGGGTTTCACAGTCGGTGACCCAGCATCACCCGGCGATTAGCAGATCGCCAGTAGCCAACCCACCGACCCTGAAAGGAGCAGCGCCATATGGCCCTCGCCCTTGTTATCCACTTCATCAGAAAGTGGCCCTTCGTAAAGCCTGACCCTAGATCGGAAGCCTGGATGCGGTCGCATCTCTATCCTCCGGTCGATCCCCGGGTGACACCTTGACACGACGCCCAGGGGAGTGGCCCGCGGGACCCGCACCACCAGCTTATTTTGCCGTCAGCCTCTTAACGAAAAGTTACCGCCACGGTAAACCATGGCGTAGAGCGGACATACCGCGGACACGCGTTGCGTGATTTACTCTAAGTGGTTGATAACACGAAGTTATTTGAAATGCTCTTTGCCTACATCGGGCACAGCTTAGAGCCTAAATCGTTGATTTTTCTACAGTTTATTTTCAGGAACCGCGGAAAAACCCCTATTTTTTCGGGGGTAGAGCGGACATACCGCGGACAGATTGCTACAGACCGCTACAGATTACTTCGGGCGCGGCGGCGAATTGAGCGCGCGCACCGCGTTGCTCATGAAGGCGGGGTGGTGATGCCCATACACCTTCTCCATCGTCGCCTGGCTCATGCCGAGGAAGCCCGCGGCCTCCCAGATCGGGACGCCTGCCTGCATCAGCCACGTCGCGCATGTATGTCGCAACGTGTGCGGTGTGACGCCGGTGAGACCAGCGATCTTGCACGCTGCAGGGAAGCTGTTCTTGACGTCCGTCAGCCGGCGCCCGTTGTCATGCAGCACGTAGTCGTCTGGCAAGCGCAAGCGCCACGCAAGGCGGAGGCGTTTCCAAAGGAGTGGCGTAATCGGCTGCCGCGCCCTTCTTTTGTTTGATCTCTTCGCTCCTGGTGTCGCGAAGTTTATCAAACCGTGGCGGAGATCGACTTGAGACCAGCGCAGCGATAGGATGGCCCCTTTTCTCTGGCCCGTATAGAGCGCGAGCAAGACGTAGAGCGGAAAGGAGGGCCACTGCCCCCCGCGCGCGATGTAGAGCGCCGCTTTATAGAGAGCTCGCGCCTCGACCCGCGTCAGCCATCGTTCTCTTCCCTCTGGGCTGTCCGGAAGAAATATCGCGACGGTGCGGGTGAGACGTCCTTCGCGGTGTGCATGGTTCACCGCCGCACTCAACACGCCGAGATCGCGTCTTACTGTGCCTCGGGACTGCGCGCGCTGGTGCTCGTAGGCTCTGCAGGAAACTCGCGTGATCTCGGCTACGAAGCGGCCCTGCCAAAAAGGTACCAGGCATTTGATCGCATGAGCGATGCGCCAGGGAGCGGCAGTGTGCGGGCCGTGTTCACGCGCGTAGTCGTCGAGTACGTCAGTAACAAGGACTTGTTCGGCCGCCTTTGGGCCCAGGGTAATTTTGTTTGTGTGGATGAAGTCGGCAAGGGCTTGCTCAGCGCTTGCGCGGTCTGCAGTGCCCGTTGAGCGCTCGCGTGAGCGGCCATCGTGCCAGACAATGTAGAAGCAGCCACGCTTTTGAATGAAGCGGAGTTTGGCTCCGCTGTTGCGTCTTGGCATGGGATGACGGTCGTACTCTCAATGAACGCTTGTATCTGGTCTCGCCGGATGAACGGCCGGGCGCCGATCGGAACGTACGCGATCTTCTTGTCACGAACAAGGTTGCGCACGCTGGCCTCGGTAATACCGATCAGCGTGGCTGCTTCTTTGACGGTGACAAGGAGGGAGGGTGTTTCGTCAGTCATGGGAGGGGGATCGCCAGGAGATTTGCAAGGTGCACACTGCCATCTATTGCCGGCGATCCCCAGTACCAAGCGCGTGGGCTAGGCCCGTGGGGAATTTGACCTTGGTACCTTAACAAAAGGTTAAAACGTCTTTTTTGGTCCTAGGTATTTCCGAAGGGGGTCTCGCGCAGCGAGACGGGGCCGCCCGGGCCAGGCTCCCCCGTGGGAAGGAGAGCAGGGTAGGGGCGGGGTAGTCCCCTCTGCCGCGTCGGGCAGAGGGGTAAAAAGGTATCAGACTTTCAGCGAAGCGAACGAGACAGCCTTGGAACTCGTGCGCTTGGTCTCCGCAAGGTCAATCGCGATGGACAGGCGGCCGAAGTTGTAAGAGAACACCAGGCGATGGGTCTTGGGCAGTTCCGCCGCTTTGGTGCAGAGAGCTTCGAATTCCTTCCGAAACTCTTTCGCCGTGACATAGGCTTCTTTGTAGGTGCCAAATGCCTCAGCTACCTTCGGTTGAAGTGTGGCCGGATCAACTTCGTTCCAATCCAGCTTTGTGTCTGTCTTAGCCATTGTGGTCTCCTTAGTTTGTCCCGTAGGACGTTCCAAGGGCCGAGGCAATCCCGGCCCCTGCAATCCTGCCCCGTCGGGCAACGGGGGGTCGCGCGTCGCGTGCACGCGCGCGTTACCGCGCTAGGAGAAGAGACGCGTTAGAAGGTGCTAAGCTAGAAAGCAGGGCGTTTAGCCATGCGCAAAACACATAGCTCTCTAGTAATTAGATACCTTCGTGTTAAGGTTTAAATGTCCGGCTACCCTAAAAACAGCTAAGTCATTGATATTGCTACCTTTTCACCGTAATAGGAACCCATATGTTTTAAATGTCCAAATGTCCGGGCATAGGGCGACCCCTCTGGGATTTTGCAAAAGTACCTCTCAAGACGATACTAAAAGTTGTATTTTGACATTTTCGGACATTTAGGATGCATGAGAATAGAAAAATGTCCTTAATGTCCTTAATGTATTGATTTTAATAAGAAAAATAGGGTCGCGTGCTTTCTTTTGCCGTGGTTAATCAATATTAACCAGTTAAGGAAGTTGTAATGTAAATACAACCCCAGAGAGCCCGCGCCCTTGCCAGACATTTGGACATTTAAAACATTTAGATTGCCGAGGCCCAAAAACGTTAAGACATTGAATTCCCATTTCACATGGCTGGACATTTAAAGACATTTGGGCTGGCATTTAAAGACATTTAGTTGCCATTCTGTTCTCGCTTGCGCTCCTCTTCTGCCGATCTTCTTTGCAAGGTGCCAAGGTACCTCTTTCCAGCCCGTTTCGAGCTCCAAAACCCCACCGTCGCGCGTCTGTGAATTTGCCCGACGGGGCAAAGCGCGACCGCCGCGGCCCGAAAACCGGCCGTGGTTTGCGTCGCAACCGGGCCGTGTAGTAGGCCAAATCCGACGAATGCCATACTGCACGGCCCACACCTGCTGAGGAGCAGAATACCATGTCCAAAACCCTTCGTTTCGGCTCACGCCCAATCGACCAGCACATCGCCAACCGGATTGACAGACATGTAATCAGGCGGCATACTACCTGTGGTTACCAGCGTCTCCAGGAGCTCGCTGCACAGGACTATGCTCGGCATGTTGCATGGGAAGTCACTCCAGGGAACAAGGGTCGCCAGACCCCTTCTTTGCCGAAGGTCACCTATCGGATGGATGCGCCTGGCTTCGGCAAGCGGCACAACGGAGGGTCACGCTAATGGCAGTCCATGCGATGCGGAACTACTGCTGGGAGCGCGCCCATAAATCACAATCGCCAAAATGGCGGACGTTCTGGTTCAACCAGTTCGACGTGTTGGATGGGCTGCTCTGGGTCAGTGATCGTAATGGTGGAGGGGCACGCTGATGCAACCTAATCCTCCCATCGCCTACCTCCAGTATGAGCGCCGCTGGCATGTCAATAATTGGTGGTATCGCACCGCTCCTGATCAACCGTGGCAACTATGTGGTATCGCACTGGCCTGCCAGAATTTACCGTCACGGTAACAAAGTCTTAACGATGCGAAGGCTGCGCCTTCCGCGCAGCCCCAGCACCTTCTAACCATCTGACCGGCTGAGGAGCTTGGTATGAGTGAACGGGATAGATTGATCGACGCGACTGCCGCCGAATTGCAACGGCTGCTGCGGCTAGAACTCACGAACCGTGAGCTCACCCTGGTCCTCTTCGAAGCCGAAACGGCTCTCGGCGAGAACCTTGTGTGGCTGACTGACAAGCTGGACTTGGACGTTCGCCAGAAGGACCCGGATACCCTGCGCCGTCTAGCCCAGCTAAACGCGGCATGGATAAGCTGTGCGAAGGCGCTGAAGGTATGAGCGATCACCCAAACACCCGTGCGCTGCCCGTCTGCATCGTGTGCCGTAAGCCCAAGTATATAGGCGCGCTCATATGCTGGCCCTGCCACAAGAAGCAGAAACATCTCAACTGGCAGAAGGAGTATGACTACGATCCCGTGATCACCGAGATCATGGACGCGTTCGAAGGTGGCAAGGTAGCCATCGACAACGCTGGAAATATCACAATTGAACTGATAGAGAAGGGAGAAGCGTAATGTCGCCAAAATTTAAAGCGCGCTGGATCGCCGATCTGCGCAAGTACCCAAAGACCACGGGCTACCTCAAGACCAAGACGGGCTATTGCTGCCTCGGTGTGGCCTGCCTGACGCTGGGCGCTGAGTTCGAAGAGCGCTTAGTTTATGGCAACGTTAATAACGAGCGCCCCATCCTGAACGGTCGCAGCCTCGCAGACGGCGAGGGGCTCACTTACAGCGCGCTGGAGCTCATTGGTCTGACCCTGAGTAACCAGAACAAGCTGATCGACTTGAACGATCGTAGCAGCACGTTCGATCCTGTGATCAAGTATATTGAGGAGAACCTGTGATGAAGTTCCTCACCATGCCGCATGAAGCAGCGCGCATTACACTCAAGTTTTGGATGGGCGCCCTATATAGCTACCAGACCAACGAAGAATGGGCTGCTAAAATTCCCAATGCCAAGGAGATGGTGGCAGCAGCGCGCGATCGTATGGAGGAGCTGCAACCCGGGAGCTCGCACGACATCACGTTCCTCGGGCGCTCTGCCGGCGACCTATTGGAGGCAGCATGACCCGCCTTAGCCTCGAAGAAATGCGCGACTATAAGTTCGTCCTCTCCTGCATGAAGGACGAGAGACTGGCGCAAGTCGTGATGTACAACCGCGATACGTCGCTGGCGCTGCCGTCTCACCCGTGGTCGTTCTACCATCTGGCGCGGGACGAGCAGATCAATCGTAACAAGGGAGCAGCGTGATGGACAAATCCAAATTCACCCGTGACCCGCAGCTGGACAGCGAGGGCTTCGACATACGGACGACTGACCCGCACCGCTACAATATAGAAGAGGATCGGCGCATCAATGCGGTGTTGCGGGAGCACGACATCAATCCCGAAGGGTGGCAAGAAGAGGAACGCCCCACCGATTTTGACTTCTCCGTGCAGGCCAAGAAGGCGTTGGCCGAATACTTCCTCAATGGGCCTGTGCAGACGTTCGACGGCGAGCACGGCACGTACAGTGATCCCAAGTGCGCAAAGTGCTCGCCGTGGTCCCGCATCGAACAGCGCGACCTTGCCACCTGTGGCAAGCTGGGCGGAGCCGTCCGATGAGTAGCCCCACCTGTACTTGTGGACACGCTATCGAAGAGCATGGGCATGATCCGAAATTTCCCGGCTCGACTGCCTGCACCGCCGACGGCTGCGACTGCATTGCATTCGAGGCCGACGAAGAGTGCTCGTGCTCGCCCTGGTCCCGCATCGAACAGCGCGACCTTGACACGGTGCATCAGCTTTGGCTTGCTGAGCGCATTAGGCCGTATCCATATGGGGAGACGTTCTGATGCCGGACTATAGCATCATGACGAAAGGGCGCCGCGTCCGGTTCAAGTCGGGTGCTCCAGACTATAGCAAGACGGGCGCAGTAGCCGTGCCGTCTGCGCCAGCATGGGCAGTGGCGATCATATGCGCGCTGGCGCCGACAGCGATCACGCTGTTGTTGGTTGGCGTGGCAGCGTTTGGCTATAAGCTGCTGCACGACGATGCCTCGTTTCTCTATATCATGCTGTTCATCGTGGGAGTTGACTAATGCCGAAGTTCACCGTCAACTTTGAGCGCGCTGCCTACGAAGTGAAAACTATTGTCGTTGAGGCAGACGACGAGCAGGAAGCGGAGCGTTTCGCAACCGAGGAGCTGGAGCGGCAAGGCCCCAATGCAGACCCGGCGATCTTGAGCCACACTAACGAGTGCTATCCGGATACGGAGAGCATGTGGGAGCATACGGACACAGAGGAGGCCCCGTGAATGAAGATCGATCTATCTAGCGAAACATATTTCGACGCAACAGGTGGCGAGCATACAGTTATCGTTGCGAGCGTTGACGGCATTCAGAAAATATTCGGGACGAAAGACCAAGCCCGACTGTGGCTCTGGGAGACCTATCCCGAAGCTATGCTCGCCGAGTGGAAGACACTAAAGGGGGCGAGGAAGGAGTGATGGAAGAAGCGGCTAAGCTAACACCTGTCTACCAGCGTAAGATGGCGCAGATGGTGCTTGCTGGCTGGACGTTCACGTCCAACTACGAGAACCAGTGGTGGGTTGCAAGATCGCCGACAAACCATGGTACGCTCAATGTGGGTTTGGCTGATGCGGTGAAAGAGAGCTGGACGCGCCATATGCGGGAGCTGGAAGATGCGTAGCAGCGACATCAACAAGCTCCGCAAGCTGCGGCACGCTCAGGCAATACTCTTGGGTGTGACGATAACCGATCAAGGTGCCTTCGGTAGTCTGCCATGGCTGTATGAGGCGCCGGACGGTAGCCTGCACGGGCATTGGAAGACCCGGCACGAGGCAGTAGACAGTGCGCTGAGATGGTTAGGAGTTGAATTAAACAAGTCTAATTACCGCCACGGTAACAAAACGGCAGCGGCGGCGCGCCGCCGCTGCCGTTTGATTTTTCCGCGCCGTCCGGATGACGGCAAACACTCGAAGAACTGAGGAGTTCACATGCACGTTGAAAATCTGCTGAAGCTGGCCGATCTGTTGGAGGCCGATGCCCTGAACGAAAAAGGTGTCAAGTTCGACCTGGGATACTGGGCAGCACCTGCGAACATTGCCAATACTGACCTGTTCCCTACCAACGATACAGCGATCCCGGTCGACTGCAACACGCGAGCTTGTGCGATGGGCCTCGCCGTGATCTCCGGAGCGTTCGAAGATCAGGGGCTGCATGCCTCCTACCACCTGGCCCATAATGGCGGCTACCGCATGATCCCGGCCCTGCCGAACCCATGGAGAGGTACGCCATACGAGGACTTCGAGGCAGCTGAGAAGCTGTTCGATATCGAGCACACGGATGCGACCTACCTGTTCGATCAGGCCTACTATGGCGACCTCACGAGAGGTGCCGAGGCTGAGCTCACAGTTGCCCGGCGCATCCGCGACCTGACGAACAGCATCATCGACAAGGATTTCCATCCGGACTACCAGGGTGACGACCGCGACGACGGCTGAGGTTTGGTAAATTCTTAACCAAACCTTACCAATCACGAGTTTGTGTTTGGTCAAAATTGAACATAGTGTGTTAGTTCGGCACAGCAGGGATTAAGTTCCTATTGCTGAACCCGATAACCTTTAAGGAGAAACTACGATGCCACAAACGAACCCAGCCCCAACGCTCTCGAACAAGATCACTTTCGACAATATTCGCGCCGACATGCGAGAGCTCGGGGCACAAGCAGGGCAAGGCCAGGACACCCAGATTAAGGCCTTGCTGCGTGCAGTCGAGGGCGGCTACCACAACGCCCTCGACTTGACAAAAGACAAGCACGGTCCGGATATCGACGACGCCACGCTCTTGGCGGAAGACTATGTGAAGGCCCGCAACGGGTCGGTGGTCTTTGATGCCAAAGACCCAAACCAAAGGAAGCTCGTCAGCACTGTCCGCACCTCGATCAAGCTCGGCAGCTGGCCCAAAGGCGGCAACGGTGAGCCCATCGCCACGGTGCAGAACCTGATGACGATGCGCAACAACCTCAAGAAAATTCCGGCTGAAGCGAAGAAATTGAACGACGCTGCGAACACCTTACTTAACTATGCTCGCACGCAGTTGAAGCGCGACACGCTGATCGAGGATGACGAGCTCAAAGGCTTCTGCTACAAAAAGCCGCAGGAGTTAGCCTCTGCCGAGGACATCATCGAACGATGTGCGAAGCAGCTGGAGAGCCTAGCCAACGGCAAGGCCGCACACGGTACCGCACAGAACAATGGCAAGAACGTCACAGACGCAGCCAGAGCACTCCGCAAGGAGCTCGCCTCTATTGCGACTGCCAGGGGGCAGTCGGGCGCTCCGCAAGTCGGAAGGGCTACGCAGGCCAGAGGACAGGCCGCGCAAGCGTCGCCTCAACCTGCAGACGCAACAACTCCGTAGTTTCGCAGGGCTGACTGGTCGGCGGAGTAACGTCCGCAGGATGCAGCGCTCAGCGATAGGCCGGGAATGTGGCTCCTCAGCGCATTCCCGGCCACTATTGTTTCTGGGGTACGCCATTAGGAGAGATAGATGCATCCGATAGATGTTTTGATCGTCGTGGCTGAGAGCCTACCTGAAAAGCAGGGCCTCGACCTTGTGGGATGGTGGATGGCCAGCGAGACCGAAGTGGCCACACGCAACGCCCGTATTGAGGAGCTGGTAGAGCTCAGCCAGCATCCGTCGATGAAGTGGTACGTCCTACGCCACATCGCCGCGATCAGCGCGCTCTACAACGAGCGCTATCCGATCAACCGACACTGAGTTTTGCCCGACGTGGCAGAAAAACCCCAACCACAAACTGAGGAGGCTAAATGAATATCTTGGAAGCACGGCGCCAGTCGATGGCGCTTTTTGAAGCGGGCAACGCGGCCCTATGGTCGAGCGGCTCTGGACTAGGTAAGTCGCAGGTGGCTTACAGCATGTTCGAAGAGCTGCGCGATCGAGATGCCCCCAAGGGTATCAGCTGGGGCTTCTGTACGATCTTCTTAGCGACCCAGACGCCAACCGACTTGATCGGCGTGCAGTTCAAGGGTGAGCGCACGTATAAGATCACAAACCCGACCAGCGGTCAGGAGGAAGATCACACCATCACGATTACCGACCCGGCCATCCCGCTCTGGATGATGTCCAGCGAGGGCAAACCGGCGTTCATGTACGATCGCATCTTCCTCCTGATTGACGAGTATGGTCAGGGTGAGGGCGACACCAAGCGCGGTGCCGCTGAAATATTCCTTAACGGTGGCACGCCGCCGTGGTATCTGCCCGCGGGCTCCGTCCGTATGGCCTGTACCAACCAAGGCGCACGCTACGGCGTGAGCAAAGACTTCGATTTCTGCATTGCCAGACGATTTATTCTTCCAATCGAGGGCGACATCGAGATCACGCTGCGGTATCTCGACAAGCCCTACTGGCACCAGGGTAAGCAGTGGCAGACCACGCCCGTCGTCAAGGCCTGGGCTGAGCAGAACCCGGCCGTCGTGTTCGAGCCCGAGCACAAGGAGCAAGGACCGTGGTGTAATCCGCGGCAGCTGTGCGCGGTCGATCGCTACATACAGACCATGTGGCAGCAGGCCGGCAACCAAGACGTTACTCCGGAGATGATGAGCGTGATCGCGGGTGGCATTGGTATGCCCGCTGCGACTTCGCTACTCAGCCATCTGGAGTTTCTGACGCAACTGCCGTCGTATGCAGATGTGGTTAGTGATCCAGCCGGGACCGCGGTACCAACGCGCGCCGATCTGCAGATGCTGATGGCGTACCAGATGGCTGGATACACTCAAGTGGCGGACCTTGCTCCGTGCATCACGTATATCCAGCGACTGCCCAAAGACATGGGGGTCACCTATATTTCATCTCTCCTACGGAGAGATTATAAAGGCATCATCAACCAGCCGGCGATGCAAGCGTGGATCAACAAGAACGCAGCATTGATCTCGATCATTTCTTCGCTTAATAACTAAGAACCCCGCGGGGGTAGGGGCGCTGACTAAGTGGCCGGACCTGAAATAGTAGGACCGGCACCTCTCAGCGCCCCGATTACCGTCACGGTAACAAGGTATCAACCAATGTCGAAGTTGACCGAAATAGCCGACGCACTAGGCTGGTCACCACCTTCGATATTGGCCGATCCCCACGGCCTTGATCAACTCATCGAATGGAAGATGGGTTCGATAGATAGTTTGAGGAAGACCAGACTAAACACCATAGCGAGAGGAGCGCAGATGCAACGCCAATTCACTATCGAACTACGCGTCGACTTTGTGGACACCGAGAAGCTTGGACCGCTGAAGCAGGTCCTGCAACAGGCTGCACGGCACGCCTTTGCCACGGCGATGCTGATCAGCGACAACCCCAAGTCTACCCGGGTCGCGATCTTCAGCGACGACTTCTTCACTGGGCATCAGGAGATCGCTCTTCTCGAAGATGTGATCCAGCAGGGGCTCGATGCAACTGGTGAAACGACCAGCGGCAGCGAGAGCATCTCCAGCGAGCTCATGGCGGCGGTGCAGAGCCCGAAAGATGAAGGGTAGCTGGCCAGACTTAAGAGGGGTACTGACCATGCCAAAGAGTGACCCGCGCTTTCGTAGCTTCTGTGAGCGTTACTTCGTAGCGCGTGCCAGTTATTTCAGGCAAGAACCGGATGGTCTCGCCAATGATACCTGGACGTGCATCCTCGACGCCAAACGCGCCTACGCCATGATCAAGCGCACTGGCGAAAATATAGACCCAGAGGATGATAGCTTTTGAACGCTCCGCCAAGCAAAGACATTGTCATGCAGCTGTGCCGGCGTGCGATGGCGCAGCATCACGCGCGCCTGGAGCGCGTGAGCTGTACGGCATGCATTCTACCCGCTGGATTATTGTTGTGGTTCGACCAGTGGGAGAGCTATCTCCTGATGACCAGAGATCGTCTAATCAAAGAGCGCGATAAGTATCAGGCAGCGAAGCGGCACGCCCGCGACCGTGCTCGACGCGGCAAACGAAAATGAAACGCCGCTGGTCACCAATGACAAAAAAGGAACGTCATCGTTACTGGCGAGAGTGCATCGCGCAAGCTAAGCAACGATACCTCGCCCGGTGCCGAGCTCACGAGCCAGTGGGTGCATCGCATAAACACTGGTGCCAATGGTGCGAATGGAGAGACGAGCGGATCAAATACTTCAACGAAGAAAGGCAAAAAGTATATGGCGCAAACCGCAGTGAACACGCAGTCTACCTCAACGGCCTTGCCGGAGATCAGCCCAGAGGAGCTCGAACGAGAGAGCCTCAAGCTGACCCCAACGCAGAAGAGCCAGTGGCAGGACACCATGTCGTTGATGGCGTGGACTTGCCCCGGGTTCCGGCATCTCTTCTATAAGCTCCTCGCTAATAACAAGGGTGAGTATGGCGCGGTGCCAACTCACAGGGTCCCCGTAGCGGCCACAGACGCGCGCAACATCCTGATCAACCCTCAGGAGTTCTTCAAGTACGACTTGAAAGAGCGCGTGTTCATCATGGGGCACGAGATCGTGCACAACGTCTATGGCGACGTGGAGTTTCTCCGGAGATGTGCGCAAAGCGCGACGGTGTCAATGGACGACGGGACGACCATCCCGTTTCGCAACAGCACGATGCAGAAGGCGATGGACTATCGGATTAATGCTTTGCTGAAAGACAGCAAGATCGGCGCCCCGCCCAAGGACTGCTTGCTGGACGACACAATTGCCACAGCCAACGAGGGGGTGTGCGACGTCTACAAGAAAGTCTATGACGATGAAGAGAGCGGCGGGGCCAAGACAGGCAAGTATCAGTCGTTCGATCTGATCTTGAAGCCCGGCCAGAGCAACGGCACGGGAAGCTCGCAGCGCAATCAGCAGCAGTGGGGTGTCGAGATCGCCGCAGCGCAGACGCTGGAGGCGATGAAGTCCCAGGGCCGCGGCATGGGCGCATTGAACAAGATGTTCGATCAGATGCTCAACCCCGTGGTGCCGTGGACGGACCACATTCGTGGTATTTTTAACCGCAAGGTGGGATCGGGCAGCTACAATTGGAAACGCCCTGACAGGCGTTTAATAATCCACGACATCTATGCGCCCTCAAGGTCTGGCAACGGCGCCGGCTGGGTAGTGTGCTGGGGTGACACATCTGGCTCGTGCATCGCGGACGTGAACAAGTTCATGCCGGAGATAGCCTCCATCCTCGAAGACTGCCAGCCGCAGCGCCTGACAATCGTGTGGTGCGATGACGGTATCCAGCGGATTGACGAGCTCGCCGAGCCTATGGACCTTGAGACCACCAAAGGCGACGGCGCCCCGGGCGGTGGCGGTACCAGCTGCACGCCAGTGTTCGACTGGATCGCCGAGCACACCGAGCGCCCCGAGGTGTTCATCGGCTTCACTGACCTGTATGTGGACTTCCCGCCTCAAGAGCCGGACATCCCGGTGATCATCTGGGCCTCGACCACGGACAAGGTGGCACCGTGGGGCGATACGGTTCAGCTCAACCCAAAATGACTAAGTTAGAGCGGGCAGGGAGTATCCTGGCGTGCATAGAGCGCCACGACGCGAGATGGCACCGGCATCTTTGCTGTTTGCCAGAGCGTTGGCCAGAGGAATACGAGAAGTGCAAGGAGTGGTTCGAAGACCGCGGAGAGTACCTTCGCAGCGAGTATCGCGCCAGCTTAGGAGGCCGCGAATTTAAATTACCGTCACGGTAATTTGCCCCCCTACAACTCCCGGAGTTGTAGGGGTATATTTTTGGAAAAAGCAAAACACAAGGAGGTGATAAATGCGTCGTCACGGGAGATATGTATCGCGTGCTCCAGACGAACGTTCTTCGATTGGAGATAGCTATGTTGTCGGGGCGGTGAGCAAGCTCAGCCGGACATGCGGAGCGACCGTCGCAACGATGACGCACTACCCGCACAGCCGGGAAGGCACGCTGCCCATGCTGTTTCGCGACGACGACCTTGCCAAGCTCGAAGCAGTACGCGGGATGGTCGATCCGATGAGCGACACTGAGGTCTATGGGATCGCCCCCGACGTCCACCTGACTATCAACTATAAAGAGGCACGCGTGCCTACGATCGACGCTAACCGGCTCTTTATGCAGCAAGATCGCATCACACCGCTCGTGAGCTTCATCGCCGAGGTAAAGGCCATCCACGACAAGTTCGAGGAAGTGAAGGCTGTCCTGCGTTGGCTTAATTGCAATGCCACCCCTGGAGCGATCCGGTATTACTGGCCGACGATACTTGAGCTCTGTCCCAACTCGCCGGCCTTTGCCGATCTTCAGAATGTGCCGACACGGTACCATAATCCCCCGGGTATCCATAACTGGTTGCAATCTATTAGGGATGCAGCAGCTACAGTAGCCGGCTCGCTGCTCCTCCCAAGTGATGCTGCGCCTCGCCTGAAGAAACAAATGTGGTTGACTTTCGCGAGTACGACTGTGCATCTGGGAAGCGAAATATTATATATTACGGACCAGATGACCTATTACCTCTAGGACCCCCATGCTGCCTTCACCGCCGCGCAAAAAGCATCTTCTGCTGATCGACCTTGAGACCTACTGGGACAAGGACTATACCCTGCAGAAGATGTCTACCCCCGAGTACATCCTCGACCCCCGGTGGGAGTTGCAGATGGCGGCTGTGAAGGCTGACTACGAGCCACACCAGATCATCGACGGTCCCGATTTCGGAAAATGGTTGGGTCAGTATGACCCAACAATTACCACCACGGTAACTTTCAACAGCCTTTTCGACAACTCCGCGATCGCGTGGCACTACGGCTATGTGCCGCACACCATGCTGGACGCGATGGGCATGGCCCGTGCCCTCTTAGGGCACGAATTAACAAGCTTCTCGCTCGCCGCGCTATCAGAGTTTTTCGGTCTGCCGCCCAAGGGTCACCTGATGACGAAGGGCATGCGGCGGACTGATATCATGTCGGCTGGGCTCTGGCCGAAGTTCTGCGACTATGCGCTCCGCGACAACATGAACGCCGAGCAGATTTTCCTGAAGCTCTATCCGCAGTTCCCGTGGTCCGAGCGTCGCATCATGGACATGGTGCTGCGCTGCTGCGTCGTGCCGCGGTTCCACGTCAATGTCCCCATGCTGAGGGATCACCTGAAGGACGTGAAGGCGGCCAAGGAGCAGATGCTGGTAGACGCTAATAACGTCGACCCCAAAATCATCATGTCTACGCCGAAGTTCAAAGCACTCCTGGAACAGCACGGCGTCGAAGTTGAGATGAAGCTCTCGCCGGCGACCGGCAAGGAGACGCCCTGCTTCGCCAAGACCGATGAGTTCATGGAGACACTGCAGGATCATCCTGACCCTGTGGTGGCCGCGTGTGCAGCTGCGCGCATAGGTTTGAAGAGCACACTTGAAGAGACACGAACCGAGAAGCTCTTAGGTATTGCCTCTCTGCCGTGGCCGGTCTCCGACGAGAAGATTAAAGCAAGTAGGGCCCTGGCAGCAGAGTTCGATCCTAACTTCACACCGTTGGATCACCCCACAGTCCCTCTGATGCCCATCCCACTCAGATATGGCGGCGCCCACACGCACAGATTATCTGGCGAGTGGAAGATGAACATGCAGAACATGCCGACGGTGCGAGGCTCGAAAGGGAAGAGCAAGCTGCGGCTTAGCCTGCTCGCGCCTCCCGGCCACACCGTTGTCACTTGCGATCTCTCCCAGATCGAAGCCCGGCTCTCTGCGTGGATTTGCGGCTGTACGCGGCTGGTCGCCGAGTTCGCGAACGACAAAGACCCGTACAGCCTCCTGGCGGCCGAAATCTTCGGTAGGCCTGGGCTCAACCGCAAGCTCAAGGATGCTGCTGGAAATCTGGTCTACCCGATCGAAGGCTTCATCGGCAAAACCGGTATTCTGGGGCTGGGCTACGGTTGCGGCAAAGACAATTTCGACACGATGGTAGTCAAGTCGGCGCGCAAGGACGGGCTGGACATCTCGCAGAAGTATACGCGGGCGATCGGTGACAGGGCTGTCGACGCGTACCGCAGCCGCTACTACGAGATACCGCGCGGCTGGCGCATCCTCGACCAGCTGATCTTCACCTCGTGGATGTCCGGCTCCGGGCAGGCGAAATTCGGCCCGTGTATAATCTCTCGCGGGAACGTGCTGCTGCCCTCGGGCCTGAGCCTTCGCTACGCCGAACCGCAACAGCGCATCAATAGCGCGACCGGGCGCACCGAGTATTGTTACCGCTACGGTAAATTTTGGCACAAACTCTATGGCGCCAAGTTCCTCGAAAACATCGTTCAGGCTCTGGCGCGCATCGTCGTGATGAATGCTGCGCTCCGCATCCGCGACCGCGGGCTTCACACGGTTAACCCTGCCGACTATTTCTTTAATTTACAGGCTCATGACGAACTTGTGTTCTTGGTTCAGAATGCAGAAGTTGACAGAGCGAAAGCGATAATTTTAGAAGAGATGCGACGGCGCCCGTCGTGGGCACCAGACGCGCCAATCGATGCTGAGCTCGGTCAAGGCGCCTCATATGGAGCAGCAAAATGAGTTCGCCACCTGTCACTGTCTCTAAGAAAATTTATCTCGCCGGCCCCATGCAAAATATCCCAAACTTCAATTTCCCACGTTTCAACGCCGTCGCCCAAGCCCTCCGCGGCAGCGGCCATGAAGTATTCAACCCAGCCGAGAAAGACATCGAGCGCCACGGCGGCACCGACATCTCCGCAGGAAATTCCACCGGCTCCCTGGACAAGTCCAAGACGGAGCACAAGTTCAACCTCCGACAAGCCCTCAAGGAAGACACGGCGTATATCTGCGACCATGCCGACTGTATTTGTCTCCTGCCGGGTTGGGAGAAATCCAACGGTGCGATGGCAGAGCATCGGCTGGCCGTGGCTCTCCTGTCCGAGGGGATGGAGATCGTCTACCTGGCCGACGAGCTGTGCGCGATGATCGAGGGTACGGTGGACAAGTCCAATGCGTAAGAACAACCCCTTCGACCACCAGTCCATCGGCAGCAAGAACGCTAGACGTGCCGCTACCGCGCACGCGCGGTCTCTTTCATCGGCCGCCGCGCACCCGCTTTTTCCCGCTAACGAAAATCCGCCCGCCGCCGCCGCGCCACCCGACCATCCGCCGCCGGCGCAGCGCCTCTTGCAGACTGACAGCAAGCAACGGAAGCGCTATCCGCTCTTCAGCGGCTTGATGGCCTATTTTCCCGATGCCTGCGCCGCGGTCGCCGAGGTGTCGCTTATCGGCAACGAGCAACACAACCCCGGCCAGCCACTACACCATGCTCGCGGTAAGTCGACTGACCATCTTGACTGCATCTTGCGGCACGCGGCTGAAGCGGGCGGGTTCGACGGCAAGATACGCCACAGCGCGGCCTTGGCGTGGCGGGCGCTTGCCAATCTACAGGAAGAGCTGGAAAACGAAATGGGTTTTCCTTTGCCCCGCGGCGCCAGGTCCGCGGAATAATTACCGCCACGGTAACAAACGGGTTTAGATTTGAGCACTCCGGCCAGGGACGAGCGACGAGAACAAGAACTGGCGCGCGGCCAGCAAGTGGCAGCGCTGCAGATTTTGTCGGAGCGGTTCAACCCAGACCATGTGCCGGAAACCCACCCCGTGCCGGTGTCCAAAGAGGAACGCCGGCGACGTGACGAGTACCGCCAACGTATGGGAGCGCAGGTCCAAAAATGAACAACAGCTTTATCACGGTGTCCGACGTAGAGCGTCTTGCCAAAGCCGGCGTCACGATCACGTTCGAGGCCATCAAGGATAAGGTCCTTAGCGATCCGATGCGACTGAGTTCAAGGACAAGGTCTACGTATTTGTGGCGCCGCGCACTGCTGAGCCGTTCATGCTGACCGACGCGGCATCTCTATATCCATCCGACAAACTCATGGCCGAACTGGCGTTGTGGGAAAGTACCAACAAATGAAGATCGAAGGTCACCCTAAAGCAGCGCCGCGCCAGAAGGCTTGGGCCTGGAGCTACTCCAAGCTGAAAAACTTCGAGGTGTGCCCGAAGAAGCACTACGAAGTCGATCTCGCGAAGACCTACGAGGAAGAGGAAGAACCCGATGGCCCGCTCGCGTGGGGTAACCGGGTTCACAAGGCACTGGCGGCGGCTCTCTTAGGGACGGCTGCTCTGCCAGCTGAAATGAAAGAGTATGCCGGATGGGTTGACCGGGTTAAGCACGGTCGTGGGCAGCTGTTAGTTGAACAGAAATTTGCAATTAATCGGCAGTTCCAAAAGACGGCGTATTTTGCCGATGATGTCTGGTATCGCGGCGTCGGCGACGTCGTGCGTATCGACACCCCATTCGTTGCACGGGACGGCACTCCCTGCCATCTCGCGTTGGTGATGGACTGGAAAACAGGCAAGATTTTGGAGGACCCGGTTCAGCTGATGCTAATGGCCCAGTGTATCTTCAGTCACTATCCAACTGTCACTCATGTGCGGAGTGAGTATGTATGGCTGAAGGACGACTGTACCACGCCAGAGCTCTTCACGCGTAAGGAAGTCGGCGACCAATGGATCGGGCTTCTCGACCGCGTCAACGCACTAGAGCACGCCGCCAAGACCATGAACTATCCCCCCAAGCCCGGTCGTCTCTGCAAGCGATACTGCCCTGTTGAAAGTTGTCCCTTTCACAAGAAGGGTGCGTGATGGCAATCGAAGATCACTATCCCGATCACAATGACTGGACGCGCACGCCAGTCTGGCACCCCAGGTTCTGGTTGGGGTATCAGATGCGGCGTTGGCGTTGGGACGGCTACTCGATAGGAGACTTCTACGATGGCATCTGGGAGTATGCGAGCTACAGACGTTGCGCTCATGAAGCGCTGGAGCAAATCGGTACAGGATCATATGGCAAAGCATAGTGGGCTCAGCGGTGTCGGCTCGTCGCCGCGTAACTGGCGCCCCGAGTGGCACCGCACACCGTGGTGGGCGTTCTGGCGGCCGGCGTGGCGCAGGGAAAAGCCCGGCATCTTTTTTGGCACCACGCCCGAGTGGGAGTACCAGACGCACAAGCAGCGTGCTCGCGAGTTTTTGAAGGAGAATTTTAGTGACGAAGAGCAACTTACGCGCAACGTTTGGGCCGCGAAAACGCCGCACTATACCACCATGGGGCTTGGCGGCAAAAAAGCCAAAATCTAAGCCTGCCCGACGCGGCAAGGTAAAACCGGTGAAATATACCGGGCCGGCGTGGATCGGACAGTCACACACAGCGAGGTTAGTCAATGGAACATAAACGTGTTTTTGAGTTCACGATCAACTTCTGGTACGTCGCCTATTGGCTAGGCGTGCTGGTCGTCTATCTGGCGGTGTTCCGATGACTACGCTTGAAGAAGCCCTCACGGAAGCTGCGCAGCGGGGCCTCACGCATCTCACGCTCTATCCGACGTGGAGCAACGACGGCAAGACCATCTATTGGAACGCTCGCGCGACGCCGTCGACAGGACACCAGTATGTCAGCGCCGCGCACAGCGACCCGGTGGAGGCCGTCCGCGTGGTGCTCACTGATCTGCCGCGTGCGAAAAAGCGAGTTACCGCCACGGTAACCGCGGAGCAGCTGTTGCGAGAATTCGGCAATAGCGAAGTTATATCCGAACCCGAACCGTCACTAAGTCCGGAGCAGTGGAAGTGACACCGGAAGGCAAAGTAAAGAAGATGGTCAAGAAGGCGCTGGACACTCTAGGCGCCGACTGCTGGCGCTTTATGCCTGTGCAGACTGGCTTTGGCTCGCCGGCCCTCGACTACCTTCTCTCTATACGTGGCCGGTTCGTGGCCATCGAAACCAAGGCTCCGGGGAAGACGCTCACACCCCTCCAGGAGGGGACTAAAGCCGCAATCGAAGCGGCGGGCGGGATAGTGCTCGTTGTCTGGGACGAGGGCTCGCTCGCTATTGCACTGAAGATTTTACTCGCCATGGAGTTCGCACCTAATGCCCCCACGATTAACAACAAGTTCGGAAGTCTTTCCCAATGCCTCAAATACGGCAAAGGAGACTACACCGGGAAGATCGAAGCCAAGCGTATCGACAATCCGAAAGTGCAAGGGGAGAGTGACCAACTCCTGCGCTCCCTCTACCACAGCGCAGCGACTTACCAGGCAGTTGGCCGGGATCATGGCGCACCTCCAAATCCACCCAAACGATAAGCTCTCGCAGATGCGGGTGTCGAAAATCAACGATTTACTGCGACGGTAACAAATGCGCCTGAAACATTTTCCGCAGATCAAAGCGCGCCGCGGGGACCCGAGGGGCTATACCAGCTGGTTCTGCACAAAGCGGTTTCTTGCCGAGTGTTGCGACTGCGCACTGGTGCATGAGTTTCAATTCAAAGTGATCGACGGCAAGCCTGCGTTTCGGCTACGTCGGGCCAACGGATACACGAGACGCCAAAGGAAACTTCGCAATGACCCTCGATGACAGACTAGAAGAGATAATCGACATGCTGCGAAACGAGGTTGCGGCGGCGATGCGCAAGCACCGCTCGATGGCAAGCCCACACGAAGGCCACTCGGTGATCCGGGAAGAGGTTGACGAGCTCTGGGAGCATGTTCGTGCCGACACCGGGGACACGCCAGAGGCACGCAAGGAAGCGCTACAGGTGGCGGCGATGGGCATTCGGTATGCAATGGACCTGTGCGATCCAAAATGACTGCACACTGCGTAATATCCAAAGCGAACAAGGCGCTGCTGGTCCCCACCACGGGGCAGACCACTAATATGTTTCCAGAGGCGCCGCCGCTGGATGACTGGCTGGTTGTGCCGCATGATCTGCCACGGACTGTGATGCTCCGGGCGCTGGGCTACGAAGTACCGAACCCCATGCTCTGCTACTACGACTGGCCCGGCGGGAAGCCATTTGCTGTGCAGCGCAGAACCTGCGATCTCATGACCACGGCAGCGCGCTGCTATGTGCTCAACTCCATGGGCACCGGCAAGACGAAGGCGACGCTGTGGGCGTGGGATTATCTGCATAGCCATGGCTATGCAGGGAAACTTCTGGTCGTCGCGACGCTCTCGACGCTGCGGTTCGTCTGGCAGGCCGAGGCCTTCTCAACTCTCCCACACAGAAAGGTAGCAATCTTACATGGTACGAAGAAACAACGCCTCGAACGGCTCGCGGAAGACGCGGATATATACGTTATCAATCACGATGGACTTAGAACCATACAAGCAGAGCTTGTGCAGCGGACCGACATTGATGTGCTCTGCCTCGACGAAGTGGCTGTGTACCGAAATAATTCAGATCGCTCAAAGGATATGCGAAAGTTCGGACAGCGATTTAAGATCGTCTGGGGTCTCACTGGACGTCCTATGCCAAATGAACCCACCGACGTCTGGGGCATCTCCAAAGTCGTTACGCCTGGCACCTCGCCGAAATATTTCCGGCAAGCCCAGGAAATGCTGATGCACAAGATCAACGCCTTCAAGTTTGTGCCGAAGCCAGAGGCGATAGAACGCGCCATCGCCATGCTTCAGCCGAACGTGAGGTTTGATCTTGACGCTGTGGTGGAGCTGCCCGAGGTGATACACCGCACGATCGACGTGCCGCTGACGCCGCTACAGGCCAGCGTCTACAAGAAGCTCGCCAACGAGTTCACGGCAGAAGTAGGCAAAGCCCAGGTGACTGCAGTGAACGCCGCGGTCGCCATGGGTAAGCTGCTACAAGTGAGTGGTGGCTGGGTCTACGCCAATCCGGTCGGCGCCATCAACGTGTTCAAGGTCGACGAGCCGATGCCCAGGCATCAGATGCTGATCGACCTGATCAACGAGAACGAGCGCAAGGTGATCGTGTATGTGCCGTTCAGGCATGCGATCGAGGGGCTCTCTCCTATCCTCGCCGCCGCCGATATCGAGCACTGCGTGGTACACGGAGATGTGACCGGCCGGGGAGAGATATTTAACCAGTTCCAGTTCACTGACAAGTACAAAGTCCTCTTAGCTCACCCACAATGTGTGGCTCACGGTCTCACGCTGACCGCCGCCGACACCGTGATCTGGTACATGCCGATCACGTCGCTGGATATTTTCGAGCAGGCTAACGCCCGCATCACCCGCGTCGGGCAAAAGCACAAACAGAAAATCCTGATGCTTCAATCAACAAATGTTGAGCGCAAGATTTATGGCTTGCTGCAGCGGAAGCAAAAAGTGCAAGACACGCTGCTTGAATTACTCGCCGACGCTACAGAGAAAGCAGCCTAGTGCCCGACGCGGCAGAAGCGGTGCCAGTGCCCGACACGGCAGAGGATGTGATCGCGCGAAGGTTCGCGCCAGCGACTGGCTACTCGTTGATGGGCCAAGACTTGGCCCGTCTGCCACGCGACGATCTGATCAAACTCGTCATCCTGTTAGGAACAAAGGAAGGAATTTATGGACGCTATCTCAAACACGACGACAACGGCCTCTCCCACGGTTTCGACCACAGTCGAAAAGCGCGTTAAGCAATACATCGAACTCCGCGACGTGCTCAAGAAAATGGACGACGCCCACGACGAGGCTAAGAAGCCCCTCGTGGAGTTGCAGAATTTGTTAACCGGTTGGATGCAGAACTTCCTGGAGCAGGCCGGCGCCGATAGCGTCAAAACCAGTGAAGGCACGTGCTACTCAACCACCCGGTTCACTGCCTCTCTCGCGGACCCCGAAGCATTTATGGCTTTTGTCAAGACCACCGATAATTTCGATCTCCTCGACCGCAAGGCCAACGTCACTGCGGTGAAGGACTATGTTTCCGAGAATGGGACGCTCCCGCCCGGCGTTAATCTGAGCTCGATCCGCACGGTGGGGGTCCGACGCGCGTCGGGGAAATAAGGTATGGGGGGCTGGGCCACACCGGAAGCACGTCGGCGGTGGAAAGACGCCAACCGCGAGAAGACATGCGCTCAGGAACGCGCACGGTATGCGGCCAATCCGACCCCGCGAAAAGCGCAGCGCAAAGCACACTACTACGCCAATCTAGATCGGCGCCGTGCATACGCGCGGGAGTACCAATTCCGGCAGAAGTTCGGAATTACAATAGAAGACAAGAAAAATTTACTCGCCGCACAGGGCGGCAGGTGTGCAATATGTAGCTCAGACAAACCTGGGAGCCGAAACGGCTGGGCTCTAGATCATTGCCACAAGACCAATTCAGTTCGCGGTGTCTTGTGTCACCCATGCAATATCGGGCTTGGCGGGTTTAGAGACAACCCGGCGGCTCTTACCGCGGCGATAATTTATCTGTCCCAACATGGAGTTTCGCAATGTCCACGGACTTAATGAATATTTCTAGTTTCAAAGGTATCGCCCCCGCGGCGGCCTTCGCTGCGCTGGACCCCCACGCTGAAAGTCTGGCCGATGGTATCGGATCAAGCTACGGCATCGTCGGCTACAAAGGCAAAGTCTGGTCTCTTCGCTTAAGAGGAGAGACCTACATGTTCGTGCGGCCTGATGACGGCTCACCGGCTGCGTTCCTCGACGTGATCATCCTGCGCCAGCTGCCGAACAAGTCGAAGAGCTACTACCCCAAAGACACCTATCAGGACGGCGCGATTGGCATTCGGCCCGTCTGCGCGGCACTGGATGGCATCACGCCTGATGCTGACATTGCCGAGCCGCAGAGCAACGCCTGCGCCATCTGCCCGCGCAACGTGTTCAAGATCAACCCCGAGGGCCGCAAGACCCGTGAATGCAGCGACTACAAGCGGCTCGCGGTGCTGATCCTGCCCTCCATGACCAAGGCGCTTCTCGGTGCTCCGCTGATGGAGCCAGTGTTCCTGCGTGTGCCGGCGGCGTCTCTGAACGATCTCGCTCTGATGGGGGAGGGCATGTCCGCCCAGGGCTTCCACTATTCGAGCTACATCACCCGGATTGGGTTCAACCCGGAGAAACCGCATCCCCAGATGACTTTTAGGGCCTTGCAGGCCTTGACGAACAAAGAAGGTCCAGTGGTGCTCCCGCTGCGTGAAGACCCCACGGCGCTCCGGATCACGGGTGAGAATGAGGTAGGGAAATCCAGGCCCGCGGCCATCGGACAGGTCCAGCCGGGGTCTGCCGCACAACCCCAATCCCAGCCTGATCCGGCCGCTGCCGCTATCGTAGCTGCTGCCAATGCTGCCGCTGCAGCGAAGGAAGCCCAGGTAGAGAAGGACTTGCGAGAAGCTAAAGCGGCCGAGGCGGCACGGGAAGCAGCCGCCGCCAAGACCGCCAGCGCGCCCGTGGATACAGGTTTCGGAGACGTTGGCGAGACGGCATCCCCGTCGCTCCAGCCCGCCCAGACCCTCCAGACCGGCGCGGTGGACGGGTTTGACACCAGTGGCGCGGGGGTAGCAACCCAGACCAGCCCCACCATGAACACCGTATCTGACACAGGAGCTCCGGAAGATGCCGATGCCGACCTAGACGCCCGGATCGCGGCACTCCTGCCGAAATGATCCGTGACGGACTGGAACGCAGTATCGGCCTTCATGGCCAATGTTGTTACGTGGCCGGGGACCCCACAGGACCCCGGTTACGTGAATTTGCACTACTCGATGCCCAACCAGAAGCCGACCCCCACGAGGCCCCTGATCAAGGGCATGGGGTGGCCGTTCAAGACCATAGAGAGCTTTATCGACCGCGCCTCGTGGGTCACCACGGTCCCGACTAAATTCAAGGACGTGTGGTTCTGCACGTCGCTCCAGAGCAGTTCTGCCACCAACACCAAGGGCAAGCCCAAGGCGGTTCGGCTGGCCGCCAATGCCATCAAGGTAAAAGCGCTCTGGATTGACGCAGACGTCGGTGCGCCAGAGCCCGGCAAGAAGCCGAAGTATTCGACGATCCAGGACGCCCTTAAGGCGATCCTCCTGTTTGCCAAGACTGTCGGGCTCCCTGACCCCAGCGCGATCGTCTACTCAGGCGGCGGTGTCCATGTCTACTGGATAAGCAAGGACCCTCTCGACCCCGAGCAGTGGGCGCCCTATGCCAGCGGCCTGAAGAACCTGCTGCTGGCGAACAACATCCTGTGTGACGCCGGCCTCACGACGGACATCGCGCGCATCCTGCGGGTACCAGGGACCTTCAATCACAAGTACGACCCACCAAAGCCAGTAACGCTGGCAACCATGCCGCTCAAGCTGTATGATTTCGAGCTACAGCTGGCGTGTCTCAAAACCTTCGCTGGTCCGGTTACGTCGGCGAGCGCACCCAAACCCCAGCCGGAAATATTCGCCGAGGGGGCCGATCTCGAAAGTTTCAAGAGACCACCAGTGTTCAAGCCGGCCACGCCGGAGCCTGATCTGAACGCTGGCATAGACAAATTCGACGAGACGCTACTAAAGGCCGCACCCATCTTCAAAGAGTGCGGGTTCTATAAAGAAGCGCTCCTTAGCGGAGGAGCCAACTACGGGAACGAGCTATGGATGTACTCCGTGCTTGGCTCCACGTTCATGGAGAACGGCAATGCAATTGCACACGCGATATCGAAGGGGCATGCGACTTATTCCGAGGCTGACACACAGGCGCTCTATGATCGGAAAGTGGCTGAACGACATGATCGGGGAATTGGATACCCCAGCTGCACAACCATTCAGGGTGCTGGCTGCACGGCGTGCGCGACGTGCCCGCTGCTCGCGAAAGGGAAGTCACCGCTCAATATAAGGGACAAAATTACCGCCACGGTAAATCCGAAGGTCCAGAGCGCCGCGGCGGCCCAGGTCGGCCTCCCGAACGGGTTTGACCTGAACGGTGACGGGGTGATCTGCAAAGTCCTAGAAGAAGAGGACGACGACGATGGCGAAATCACCCCCATCCTCGTGCCGCTGTTCCAGTGCACCATGAGCGACTTTTGGCTGCAGAAACACCCGGGCGAACATATAAATTTTACCATGACCGTGGATAAAGGTCACACCGAGCAGACATCAGTCGATCTTGGTCAAGTTGCAGCTCACGGTTTTCCAGCGTATCTCTGCAACCGTAGAGTTCTGATCGACACTAAAGGTGAGCGTTACCTAAAGGAGTTTTTCTTGCACCTGATTGGCAAATTGCGCGCAATGGCCGCCGCACAGACTTCAACCCCATTCGGATGGTACAGCGTCAACGGAGTTCGACGCGGTTTCGTCTTCGGTGGGACCATCATGATGGACGATGGCACAGAGCGCCCGTGCGGTGCGACTGACCCGAACATCTCCCGCATGTACCAGCCCAAGGGTGATCTCGAAGAGTGGCTGAAGGCAGCGAACAGCACCCTGGACCGGCAGCGGCCAGAGCTGACGGCGATCATCCTGACAGCGTTCGCTTCGCCGTTGATCTCCTTCACCGATCACAACAGCTTGATGATCGCAGCAAGCGGGACCGATAGCGGGGCCGGCAAGTCGTCAGCTGCCAAGATCGGACTGTCCGTGTGGGGCGACCCAATCCTGACCAAGGGGACCGAGAGCCAGACGGTGAACAACATCACCACCGTGATGAAGACAATCCGAAATCTGCCCTTCTATTGGGACGAGATCACCGCCGAAGCCGAGCGCGAGAAGATCGCCAAGGTCATGATGGAGGCGGACGGTGGCAAGGAAAAAGGCCGCAACAAGGACGGCGCCACCACACAGGCGGCAGGGACGTGGCAGCTGATGCTGAGCTACACTGCCAACTTCAGCCTGAAGGAACATCTCCGGAAGCGTAACAATACGACAAGCGCCCAGCTTATGCGCTGTCTGGAGTGGGAGGTGAAGCGTGTTCAAGGCGGCGCCGGCCACATGCAGACGGCCGACGCTGACGTGCTGGTAGGCCTGACCCGCCACAATCACGGCCTGATGGGGATGATCTACGCCAAATACCTCGCGCTCAACCACGAGCGTATCGCGCAGGAGGTTCTCGCCAAATGCAAGGCAGTGCAGACGCTGCTGAAGCCAGGCGACGACGAGCGCTTCTGGACTACCGGCGTCGCACTGATGACCATCGCTGCGAAGTATGCGCGAGACTGCGGGCTCAACGTCGATCCCGATGCGGTCGAGAAATTCATGTATCAGGTCTACCAGAAAAATCTCGAAGAGCGGGATCGATTTGCAAGCGGCGGTCACGTTGACAACTCCGAGACCGTGCTGACCCGATATCTCAGAGAGCGTGAAGCGCAGCAGCGTGTCGTATGGACCAACTACATGCACAACAAGCAGGGAAAGCCATCGAAGCCGGTGCTGATCCTGAAGGGGCCGATGGAAGCACGCAACAATATTGGCGCCGTCGAGGTGAGGTTCGCACAGCAGAACGAGATTTGCGTGATCGCGAAGACCGACTTCGACGCCTACCTGGCCGAATACAAACACTCCGAGACGCAGATTTATGCCTCGCTCGCGACGGTCTACGACTACAAGCAGCAGAAGCTGCAAATATGCTCCGGGTATGTACAGGACCCCGGCCGGGAAGACTGCATCGTGCTACACCTCAAGAAAGGCACGCCGCTGTGGCATTACCTTATGACTGGTATGCCGCCCGAGGAGAAGGAGAAGCTAGAAGAGGGGCTGGAAGTAGAGCCAGTAGACACTGGTATACTAACTATCGATCCAGTGACCGGGCGGCCAAACGCCGCGTCCGTTATAGCATTCGTACAAGGAGCAACGCGTGGACCGTGAGAAGCTCGCCAAGCTGTTGGCGCTGACGACATCGGATAATGACCATGAAGCGCTCAGCGCTATGCGCGCAGCAAACCGCATGCTCAGAGAGGTTGGCAAAATCTGGGAAGATGTCCTGGAGGGCCCGGAGAGGGTGCTCAGTATATCGATAAGCCGCCCTCACGCAGTGCCCGAGGAATTCTATCAGGCTATGGAAGAGTGGAGACGGAGACCAAAACGATGAGCTTCGGAAATAAGGGTGGCGGATCACGCATCCCGAGACAATACCCAGAACAGGTCACGACCAGCTTGACCGCTGAGCACTATGCCTATTTGCAGCTAAAAAGACGGCACGAGATCGGACACCTGTCGCTCGCCGACGTGATGCGAGAGTGCATCGAGCGCTGCCAGGAACTAGACGCCACCACCCTGGACAAAACAGAAAACATATCGACTACCGCCATACCCGCCTCCGCCTAGGAAGATCACAGCGTGTCCTGTCGGGTTGCCGCGGTCCCACTTTAACTTGGTGTCCGGCACCTCGATCTCGGTACCGATCTCTACGTGTGGCCGGCCCAGCATCGCGTCGTCGCGATCGTCGGTGATGACAGCGTAGGTCTTGCCGTCTTTCACGAATAACTTATCTGCCCAGTAGGCGTCAGCCACGCCGCAACACGAGGTCGTTGGGTTGTCCGGCTGCTTGAGGCTCTCATACCACTCGTTGAACTCTGGATGCTCCATATCGTGGGCGAACACTGGGATCGCCAGCCAGAACAGCCAAGCGTAAATTACCGTCACGGTAACGACCTTTTTCATTTCATCCTCACTGAGAGATAAGTCCCCAAGGCGGCGCCGGTGGTGGCGGGGATAACCAGCCACGGATCACTGACATATTCGGTGATGGAGAACGCCCCGCACACCATGATGCCGGCGGCATAGAGGGCGGCAGCGGGAGCGCGACTGGCACTAACCGCAGTAGTCCAGGATGCATAAAAATAATCAGTCACAGCCATGGCGGCGAAGACGGCGAGCCACTTCATCGCAAATCCTCGCATTTTGAAGATCGCCCAATTGGACTAGACTGCCTCATACAGCGATGCCACTCGGTTTCTTGATCCGGATTAGCAGGCTTGTCGTATGTGGCGAAGTCATCTCCACATCCAGACAGCAGAAGAAGCATTAGAGGGGCGAGCCACTTCATTGGGCCTCCAGCCGCTTGATGGTCTCCTGCACGCTCTCCTGCACGCAGGTAAAGCCGTTGCTGGTGACAATCTTGGCGTTGGCGTTGTCTTTGCAGAGGGTGTTTGGCTTGGTCACGGCGATGGCCTGGAGCTTGGCCACCCAGACGGGGGCGCCGGACGGATCGGTGAAGAGAGCGAAGATCGTGAAGAGGGGGGCGAGGTATCTCATTTCGGTCTCCGCTTGAGCAGCTTCACCTGCTTGGCGCGGAATTGCAATTTGCCGTTCTTAACGCGATAGTCGATCTTGTGTGACATCCCGCAGTTGCAGCACTGCTCGTGTTGGCCGAGCCACGAAATGGTGACCCATTCACCATCCCAAACCTGCAGTGTTGGTCGCCATCGCGGGGGCATTGATCACACCCAGTCCGGAAGATCGTATTCGAACAAAGGCTGCGGATCATCAGCCACATGATACTGGCGTCGGCGGGACCGGCCGGTCGCTGTTTTCTTTTGTCGGAGCTTTTGCGGCTGGCACATGATTTAACTCCGGATGACATCGGCGGCAGAGAACGGCTAGGATGTAGTGCTCGCAGATCATTTTCGCGGCATAACAGTCTTAAGGACCTTGGTCTCACCCTCTTCCTTGCACTCTACGGGCTGGACGCCTTTGCCCTTGTTCACAGTGATTGCGCCCGGCTTGCCATAGGCGCTATCCTTGCCGTAGTCTTGGAGCTTGGCGTCAGGGTTCTTGTATGGCTTCAGGCTGGCGTAGCTCTGGTCCTCGCCGTCGCTTTCCTTCAGGAAACTACGGCTGCGCCCGAGGGCAGCGCCGCCCTTGGCAGCGTCCAGATCGCGAGGCTTCTCGCCCTTCACATAATCCGACATTTTGGCTCTCCGCTTGTTACCGCCACGGTAATTCTCCGGGCCTTAAAAATCACCTACCAAACACATGATCAATTAGCCCTTCGAGAGGGCCATGGCCCCCCTGCCGGTACCTCTGGGTGACGTCCTTGTGGCTCGTAATCGGTATTTTTCGCTCGTATTTCGCGGCCTTCGGGCTGACGTCCTTGATGTCCAGCGCCTGGTCGCGGATGGTGCGCCCAACGACCTTTGCGGCGCCCACGAGGCCCTTATCGTCAGGCCCTGCCTTCTTTGCCGTGGTGGCCAGCATGTTGTAGGGAGCCACGAGCCCACGGGCCCAGTGTTCGCCTTCGGAGCCAATCGCCCTAGCCGCGCCGGCCACATGGCCCCTAGCGCCCTCCCTGACGTCCCCAGGCTCTACAATTGGCTTGCCTCGCCAGTCGTGATTGGCCAGGGCCTGTCCAGCGGTAGAGACCAGCGGTGACAGCGTGACGGCAGCGCGCGCCGGCGCCGCGATATCATCCTTGCCGTTCAGTGCACCCGCGATTTTGGACGGTATCGTGAGCGGGCCGCGGCGAGGTGCCTCGGCGTTATCGTTGCCAGTTAGCTTCTTGAACCCCTCGTCGGCCAGCGGTGCAAGGATCATCGCCATCAACCCGATGGACATGAGCTTGCCAGCTGCCTCGACCCGGTCGCCCATCGTCGAACGCGGAGAGATCAGGCCCTTGGCCATGGAGGCATAGGCGTTGATCATGCCGTGGTGGTAGCGGCTGAACGTGAACATCGAGTTGTTGAAGAATTGCTGCGCGAGAAAGCGGCTACCGAACAGCTTGGTCGGCGCGCGGTAGTTCGGGATGTCGCGCTCCGCGTCAATGAGCGCCTCCTGCATGGGGAGTTTTTTGCGCTGTAGCTCGCGCAGCCGCAGCGTCTCCATCACGTCACTGGCGGCCCACATCGACCCTTCGACATGCCGATAAACCGAGTTCACCAAATCCATCATCGGGACGCCGAACTTATCGGCAACGGGGCCCCAACGCGACGGGTTACGCTCGACTTCCAGACCAAAGGCCTTCGCAAGTTGCCCCGGCATGTCGCGTGTCAACACTTTCCCGTAGACGGTGCCCGCACCGTTGATGTTCATTTTGCGCTGGTAGCGCCCCTGCCGCAGCACGTCCTGCACTGCGAAGGGGATGTCGTGCAGGATCGCCATGGTCTTCGGGATCGATAGGTTGTCCCACCCGCGGCTGGCGAAGGTATGGCCGCCCACGTTGCCGATGGCATGGGCCGTCGGCGAGATGAAGATCAGCTTGGTCACAGCTGCGTTGAGCTTCTGCCACCACCCCTGAGGCTGGCCGGCGAAGTCATCGAACACCGCCCTCATATCAGGGTGCATATACATCCCTTCGAAGTTCGGCATGGTGGTCGGCGCCCAGCCGTCCTTCCTCTGCTCAGAGGTTGGGTGCTTGGTGCTCCACGTCTTGAACGCCTCTGAGTTCATGATGTTAGAGAGCACCTGTAGATGTCGCGCCATCGAGCCCATCTGGGCATTGGTCACCATGGCAGCGAAGCCTGCATCGTGGAAATACTTCGGCGCCTTCTTGTTGATCAGGACGTTGGCAGTCTTCTCGTCGGCCATCGCATGCCGCATCGTAAAGTCGATCTTCTGACCGTTCTTGGCAGTGACGGAGAACGCCTTCCCGTTCTCGAACTCAAAGCCAGGGTCAACGATGCGCGCGCGTTTGCCGTTCTCCCATAGGTCATAGCCCTTGTCGGTCGGCTCAACGATGAACCGCTTGCCGTCCGCATTGCGGGCGAGAGCGAAATACTTGCGGTCCTCAGCGGCGCTCGCGTTCACGGACAAGCCGCGATAGTGGCCCTGCTCCATCGGGTTGTCCCGATCCCGAAGCATGTTGAACTGATCGTCTGTGTCGCCGTTCATGATGTGGGCGACATGGTGCTCCATCGACGGATCGATCCGCTCTGGGTCAAGCGTATGGATGTTCTTGGCGTATGTGTCGTTCTCTTTGAACACGGGAGCCAGGTGCTTGTCGTATAGCGCCTTGAGATCGGCCGGCAGGCTCTCGACGTTGGTCTTGCCAGGCTGCTTGCCGGGAAGATCGACGTGAGCGTTATCTGCATCGCGGGCCTGAAACACCTTCTCACGGGCAGCGCTATCGAACGCCTTCTTCGGCCACTCCCTGACAGACTTGTTCAAGGTGCTGGCCCAGCTGTTCACATCGAGCTTGCCGGTACGATGCAGGTCCGTGTTGAGTGACCGCATATAGTCGTCACGAACGCCCTCGCTCTTCCAGGCAAGGAAGCTCTTGTGCGGCGTCTTCTTCATACTGTCGACGTGGCGGGTCAGATCAGTTGCGTTGAGTAGCCGCTTAAAGTCGTTGTAGACTTTCCCGATGTCTACCGATGCACGATCGTCGGTCATGAAGTGAGTGAAAAGGTCCTGCGCTACACGCTGAACCTTTGGCTCAGGCGGCGGGCCTTCTCGTGCGATGACGCCACCTTCACGCCCCTTCGCCTTGTTGACAGCGTCAAGCAGGCGTTGGACTTCAGCTGGATCGCTGATCTTGATAGGTCGCGGTTCAGAGGCCTTGCGCGCCTCGGATGGCACGTTGGCGCTCTCCGACTTCTTGCCGGCCAGCTTTGCAGCCTCGGCCTTGCGCATGGCAGCGGCACTGATTTTGTTGGTGTCGATATCAGTCAGTGAAGTATCGCCGGCGTCAACTGTCTTGCGGGGAAGCTCCTCCATGTCGGCCGGGGTCTTCACAGGCGTGCGCTCGACCATGCTCTCCGCTTCTTCGTGCGGCACGTCGAAGCCAGGCGCGCGCTTGGCATCGAGATACTCCGCCATATTGTCTTCTTCGGTGTTCAGGCCGCCTTCGTTGGCGCGCTGGTTCTCGGCAACACCAACGGCCTTGTCGCCGGCGTTTCGGTTCAGCGCGATGTCGGCATCGACCCGATTACCGCCACGGTAATTTTCCACGTCTTCGTCGTTGCCGCGCAGAAGGCGCTCGGCCTCGCGGAATTTCTTGACGTTGCCAGGAGTAGCGTTGGAGAGGACCTTCTTGGCTTCCTTTGCCCACATCCACTCCTTCGGCGGTTTCGCTGGTCCGCGATCCCATCCTTCCGGCTTAAGCGCTTCTTTGGGGCCCTTGATGCGATCAAGGAGTTCGCCGTTGGTCTCGTCGTCTGGCTTCAGTTGTCCAGGCAAGGAGGCCTTCTCATACCAGTCGACCACCGCCTTGTGACCGCGGGATCGCGCCTCCGCGAGCGGCTTGGTGTTCGCTGTTGACCCGGGTAGACCCTCGACTGGGAAATTTGCTGAGAAGCCGGTTTTGCTCGGGACGCCATACTTGCGCGTGCGCTTGCCCTCGATCGCCTTGGCGACCTGCTCATCCGGTGCTGCAAGCAGTTGATCTGCCTCCGCGTCTTTGCCCTGCGCCCTCAACCTCTGCACGGTGTCTTGCACAACCGCGCGCTCTTTCACTGGCTTGGAGGGAGCTGGGACCGGGGCGCCGTAGGGCTTCCTCTTGGAGGCGCCCTTCAGCCACTGCGTCAACTCGTCGGGGGACACTTCAGTGATGTCATGCAGGCGAGCAAGACCCTTCTCGTCGGAGAACGCCTTCAGATAGGTGTCGCGCGCGTCGTCAAGGTCCTTGGCGTTAGCCATGACTTTGTGTTCATCGAACTTGCCAGTGTCAGGGTTACGCTGGTCAACGATGAAGTGCTTGTCGCCGTTGCGAAGATTGTAGACGTCGACGTGATCCTTGTCGGCCCCGACGGTCTTCCGGAAGTAGCCGTAGTCAGCCGGCAGGGTGCTGGTCCACGGCTTGCCTTCGGCATCGGTGCCTGATCGCTCAGAGCCCTTCATGTTCTCGTAGGCAACCTCATGCCCTAGCAGGCGTTCGCGCGCCTTCGCGTAATTCCCTGCTTCCTTCTGACCCTCGGTCGGATCAGGATTGGTCTTGCCCTTGAGCTCTGGCCGCTCAGGCATAGGAGTAGCTTCGTTCTCGCCAGTAGCCACAGGTTCGCCAGGCTTGGGGAAGCCAGTTTCAACAGTCGGTTCGCCGTGGAGCTCCGACGCAAGAGGAGCTCCACCACGCGGGGCCATGTTTGGTGCCGGCTCTTCTTCAACGGGAGCAGGGGGAGCCGCTGGTTTTGGAGCGGTCTGCTCCGGATTTGCCGCTTCCAGTGCCGCACTGGTCGCCGGGTCCATGTCTCCCTTGGTCAGCATATCGCTCTGGGAAGGCTCATAATTCGCCTGCGCTATCTCGCGCGCTTCGGCCTCAGTGAGGCTTTCTTCGTGTGCAAATTGCCGCATGGCCTCGGGATCAGATAGGGCTTCGGCATAGCGTGCTTGTTCGGACGGCGAATTGGATTTGGCATAAACGCGCGAGGAGCGCGCCGGCGCGCTCTGCGGGTTGCCAGTTGTGCTCTGGTCGGGCCCGGGCGGCGGCTCAACCATTGAGGTGTCACCCACCGCGGTATACGGCGTGGTGTCGTCGACATCGGCGTGCGCCGGGGCTGCAGCGGGGTTGACTGGCATATTGGGGCGGCCTGGGACCATCCGTTCGGCTGCACCGTGAACGGCGCGCGTCGCGCGATTGCCGCCCGGAAACACGCCACCGAACACCATGTCAGCCCCAACGCGCTTTGGATCGATACCTTGCCCTGAAGCAGCCTGCTGACCGACGCTGAATGCGCCCATAACACCGGCGTTAATGCCGCGCTGGGCGAGCGTCCCGACCGGATTACCGACAAACGGGGTAACTTCACCAGCCCAATCGGCGATCGGGTGCGCCTCGGCATTGGCTTCTTGCTGGGGACGATCATCTAGCGCCGGGATGAAGTCTTTGGCCACGTCCTGGGCTTTGCTTGCAGCGTAGCCGCCGGCGAGGGCACCAACAGCACCAGCGGCAAGAGAGCCGATTGGTCCCAGTGGGGCGCCGTATAGCGCAGCGGCTCCAGCACCTGCCAGCGCGCCGCCGGCCACAGCACCTGTCGCGGGGACTACAGAGCTTGCAGCCTTTCTGGCGAACGTCGCGGGGGCGCCTTCAGGCTCAGGATGGTCCGGAAGATCGTCCCATGAAGGCAACTCATCCCAGGCAGGGCGAGCCGATTGCGACGCCTGCTGGGGCTCCGCATCGGGTAGATCGTCCCACGAAGGTAAGTCGTCCCACGCTGGTCTGGCGGCCATCTTACTTCAGAGCCTCGTATTCCTCTTTGGTGTAGAGCTTCCCGTTAAACATCTTCTTAGGTCCGCCGGCGCCACCTTGCGGCTTAGCCTGCGCCGCAGGTTGTGCGGGCGCCGCGGGGCGCTGTTGTGGCGCGGGAGCTTGCTGTTGCGGTTCGGGAGTGGCCGTAACCATCTTATCCCACACCTGTTGCTCCGGTGCAGTAAGGCTTTCGCCGCTCATCTTTTTGGTGATGAGCCCCTTCATGGCCAGCGTCTGCCCGTTCCGAATGCCGGCAGCTTCCTGCTGGGCAACATGCGCCTGCATGTTATATAGCGCAGATTTCTCACGAGCCGCGCTGTAGTTCTTAGATTTCTCCACTCCCGCTGCGGCAGTAACTTCTGCAGCTTTCACGCGACTACCGCCAGTAGCTTCGTTGCCCTGGACGCGGAAGGTGCCCTGGATGTTTGCAACATCCTTCTTGTTCGTAAGCTCGGCTTCCTTCTGCTCCTGCGCCGTCATCCATTGTTCTTGCTGCTGCAGAGAGCCCGGGAACAACCGCGCCGCACGCGTCCTCATCTGCGGATCGTATCCAGTAGTGTCCGGAGCTGGCTCCGGCACCTCGTCGCTGCCCGATAGGTTCAAGCTCGACGGCGTCTTTCCGACGTTGGTCTTCGGCCGCTGCGTCTCGCCAGCGGGAGCACCTCTATAGGGGACACCGGTTACGGCCCCGGCCTGCGAAAGGCGCTGTAGCGTCGCGGGGACGCTGGCTTGTTGGAGTTTATCCCACTGGCCGTCATGGCCGACATCGGTATACTGCTTGAACTGGTCTACCGTTAGCGGGATTTGCTGCGGCTGCGACGTTCCCGGCATTGTTACCGTGGCGGTAACACCGTTCTGCGAGGGGCTAAATTTTACATTGGACCCATCGGGGATGTGCTGCTCGGCCTGGTTCGCAGCGTCGATCGCAGCGTTGAGATCAGCCGGTTTTTGCGGGGAACCAATGAGGGCAGCGTGGGCAAACGACTGCTTAGCCATGAAGGCTTTGCGGTGTGCCTGCAACAATTGCCATTGCTTGGCGACGTCACCCGCTTGGTCGAGACCGATAAGATTGCGGTCTCCCGGCGCCATCTGTCCTTGAGGGTCAACTTGCTGGCCAACTTGATCGATCGCCTGGAGGGGGGCGGCGTCGGCACCTAGCAAATAGCTGACGATGCGCTTCATGTTCCCCGGGACGTTCGCGGGATTTAGGTCAGGCGTAAAATGCTGCTGACCGGCCGGCTGCTGACCGCCACCGGGCACAACTGGAGCGGCCCCAGAGTTGTCATCGGGGGTCGCCGCAACGGGAGCTGCGCCGGAGTTGTCAGCCTGCTGGCTGTCGTCCCCAGTATCGATCGCCGCTTCGTTGTCAGTATCGTCTTCAATGCCGGCCATCACGCTGTCTCCTCGGTGTCGATCGCCTGCTGGCTGTCGCCATCTCCATTGTCCGCAAGAGGGCGCGTCTGCCGCTGTCCGAACGGATTGTCCGTCGGAGGCAGGGGTCCTGGCGCCGGCTGGTCCGGAGGGAGGCCGCTATCCGACGGGTTACCCGGCCGGGACGGCATAGCATCGGCTCTCTTACCGAACGGGTTCGATGTCGGCGGGAGCGGGCCCGGCATGGGCTGCACGGGAGCGGCGCCACTCTCCGACTGGTTGCCCGGTCGGGCAGGCATACGCCCGTTCTGGTAGCCGGCGTCTGCGGTCTGGATACCGCCGCCTTCGTTGTCGCCACCGCCGAGACCGTGAAGTTTGCGCCCGTAGGCCAGGACGCCATCAACGGTGCTAAGCGCTTTCTGGATTGCATCTTGCTGCGGTGAGCCGTTGCTGTCGCCGCCATCTCCGACGTCGCCGCCATCTTCGAAAGAGAGGCCTGCGGCAGAGTAGGCTTGACGGTATGCACCGAGATTGGCCGGGTTCATCGAGAAGCCGCCACCTACGGAAGAAGTCGGCTTCTGTGCGGATGCTTGCTCGTAAGCCGCATCGTTGGAAGGATTGGTCCCATAAGATGGGCTACCCAACTGGCCGCTCCAGTCGCCACCTGACGACGGAGCAGCGGGAGCGGGTACAACTGAACCAGCTGAGCCAGTTGATGTGTTCACACCGCCAGCACCGGCAGCACCGTCCTGTGAAAAATCACGCGGGGGCATGGTTTACCTCATCATATTCTGTTGGGGAGCCGTTTGCTGCGGCTTCGCCGGCGCCATCACGCGCTTCTTGCGCGACTGGTCGATCAAGTTCTGGAAGAACTCCTGGCCCTTCCACAGCGCGACATCCTGCGGGATGACGAACTCGTGTGCGTTCAAATTCATGTGCTGTCCGCGGGGACCCTGCGCCTGTACGTCGTCAACACGTTGTCCGCCAGACGGGCTCATCGCGGCAGGGACGGGACCGCCTGCTGCAAAGCCAGTATCTCCGTAAGACGACATGTCGACGCCGGAGCCGCTACCCCAGTCAGTGTTGGAAGGGTCATAGCCAGAATTATCGCCAGAGAATGGATCACTGTTAGTGGAACCAGTATAGTCTCCCCAGCCAGTGGCTTGGTTGGCGCTCTGGTCATAGTTGTATGCACCGAGACCGCTCTGGTCCGTGCCGCCGCCTCCAGTCCAATCTGATCCGACACCGCCACCGAACGTCTGGTCAGGGGTTCCGGTGGGGTTATAGGTGTTGCCGTTGCCCCAGTCTTGGCCGTAGCTGTTGCCGAAGGCGCCAGCGCCCTGGTCCGTGCCACTGCCATAATCGCCCGCAAACGCGTCGGGCCCATTGCCTGGAAGCCCGTATAGGCCAGCATCAGGGTTAGCATAAAACCCGCCAAGAGCATCGTTGCTCGGCCAGCCACCCGCACCTTGATCAGAACCGTTCCCCATATTTTGCAGGCCGCTTTTATCATAGTTGCTGATCTGCAGGGAGTTTGGCTGGCTCCCGCCGCGCGACGCAGAAGCGCCGCCTTCGACCCCACCGCCGCCATGTTGTGGCATCCACGCGGGAGTAGACGCGGCATTGCCGGCGTTGTTACCTGGGCCTGGGTTACCGCCACCGCCACCGCCGCCACCGCTCTTGTCGGGGGACGAAGACGAGCCGCTGCCGTGCGACTGAGATTGTGAATTGTTCCCGGAGAACGGTAGCTTCACGCCCATCGCCGTCTGGAGATACTTGTCTGGGAGCGACATCAGGTTGGCGCCGGTGTTCGCGTTCGCGAGCGTCGCATTCGTCGCGCCGGTGTTGGCCTGGATCGCCGTGTTGTTGACGTTCGCGATGGCAGCGGGGAGCGTCGCGCCGACCTGCACGGCCTCGCTGCGGAGTTTTTGACCAGTTGCGATGTCGGCGTTGCGTTGCGTGTTCTCGGCGCCTGCGACGTTCGCCGCATTCTGTACCGCTGCGGCTTTGTCGAGCGCGGCATAGCGGCCGGAAGACGGATCAATACCGTACGACTGCAGCTGCTGCTCGCTGTTCTTCAGCGCCTGGTCACCCGCCTGCGCCTGTGTCGCGCCGGCTTGGCCCATGTCGACCGCCATGCGCTGCGGCGACGCATATGAGTTGGCGTCCGCGACGAGCTGCGCGTTCTCCGGAGCAAAAAGATTATTGTACTGGCCAGTGAGGGTGTTCGAGAGCCCGAGCATCTGTTGGGATACGTTGAAGAAGTTCCCCACCGCCTGGTTGGTGATCTGGGACGTCTGCTGGAAGACACCTTGCGCCCAGCTATACATCTGGTTCGCGAGCCCGGATGCAACGCTGGAAATCTGGTCGATAATAGCATTTTCGGGGGTCTCGACGGGTGACGTCTGCGACGTCGAGTTGCTGTTACTGGAGTTTACGGACATGGACATAGGTCGGGCCCCTTAAAATGGCCCTTCCACAGCTAACCTGGGGGTCTTAAGTGGGGGTTAACCCCTCAGAACGGCCCGGTCACTTGGAGGGTGGCCGGATCAATGATGAAGTCGGCCGAGCCGCTCCGGTTAAAATTCTTGAACTTAGAAGACTGAATTGGGGGGCTAGTTGGAGGCTGAACAATAGACCCAACCGGGATACCAGCCTTAAGTGCATTTTTCTGTATCGTCTCTACGAAAGCCAGCGGGGTCGAGACGGATGTTGTACACCTGGCTCGGATGCGAAATGGCTGTGCCATCAACAAGGCAGTCAGCTGTAAAAATACCTGAACCTCGGAGCGCATCACATACCCGAACCCGGTCATATGCGCTCCGGCCGCGGTAGTAAGCTGTTTGTGCAGATCAGAATTGGTAACCGTATGAGACCCGCCCAAGGGCAAAGTGTACCATGGTCCCACCGGAGAACCGCTTTGTATCAGGTTAAAGCCTGGCGTCCCGCCCGCCATACCGGGAAAATCGAACGACAAACTGGTGCCATGATCACCGACGGTGGCCGACGCTACGATGGAAAACCATTGGCCGCCAAAATGAACGTCCGTGATCTCCTGAAAGAAATCCAATTCATAAGGATTATCCATCAGCGGTTCCAAGTCCAAGTCTGCTTGGTGTCTTTGTTGACCATATTGAGCTTGTTGATCTGGTTGACCTCGACGAAGTTACCCGTGCTTGGATCGTTGTTCTGATATATTTTCACTTTATGTTCGACGCGGCTCTGTTCGACCCAAGTACCTTTCGCACTGCTGTCTTTGCCGGCTTGCCCCGCCGCGCCGCGCGGACCCTGCGGCCCTTGAGCCAGCTGGCCCGTGAGGATCATGATGACCTGCCGCATCGCGTTCACAGTGCGATGGAGAGACTGCAAGTCGGCCGTCGCCGGCGGGATCGCAGGCAGGTTCGTAGGTCCAGGCTGACCTATCTGGTTTACCGGCGGGATGTGACAGACGGGTCCTACGCTGCTCATGTTTTTGCCAGCGCTTTAACGGAGGTTGCGATCTGCACGTTCGAGATCGGCACGCGAGCCTCGAACTCGAATTGCCACGTCTCGTATTTGAACCCAGATAGAATGCGAAGAAGCTCCTGCGGTGAGCGTATCTCGCGCACGGTAACCAGGTTCATCGAGTTCGACATCTGGTCGCCATACCCAGCGAACACCCGCACGAAGCCATAGCGATCGGCAGGAAGCGTGTTCCAGAACGGATCGGTCGTGGCGTTCTCCGCACGCTTCGCGTTCAGCGCGGGAGTACCAGGCGGGATCGTGAACCAGATACGCATCACCTCGAAGTTCTTTTTGGCCTTCTGCTGGAACAGCTTCGATCTCCACTTGTACGTTTGCATGACCGAGGCCGGGTCGGTGAAGTCGTAATAGTAGACCGCGTTGTTCTGGATCACGAGGCAGACACTGGACCACGGGTCCAACCTCACGTTGTCGACGTTGAAGCCGTTAGGAGCGTTCAGCTGGTTGAAGCCCAGCCGATGCCCACCCGGCTGCGGCCAGATACTGAACGACTGACTGTCAGCCGCGTTGAGCTCGATCGTGAACCCCCGCTGTGCAACGCTGGTATCGCCATTCCGAGTGCATCCCAGGGCGAAGTAACTGGACACGAGAAACACGCACCGCAGGTTTTTCTGCGGTGTGAGCTGCTGCCATTTCTCTCGTGTGATCCACAGCTCCGACGTGTTGGTGACTGCGCCATACTGCGTCACGAGGACCAGCCCGTTTGGCGAGGCATAATAGACACCGTCGTTGTTTCCCCAGATCGAGCCGCGCGAGTGGCACGGCTCGCTGGTCTGAACTTTGGTCGCGCTCATCGTGCCCGGTGCGGTGCCAGTCGCAATGTGCGGGGCACCGCTCGTGCACGCGACAACGCTGTTGCCCGTGATGCCGAGCCCTATGATCGGGTACTCCGTCGTGATGACGTATGAGGGTGGCCACGCGTGCGGCCGGTACGGCTCGCAGAACCAAATCTCGTTCGCGCGCCAGCCAACCGCCATGCCGTTGGGCATGGAGATAATCCCCTGCAGGTCCTCCGGCGGAGGAAACCACAGCTGTGACTGTAGCTGCGGGTTGATGACCACCGCGGTATCGTCGATCACGTCGCTGTAGGTCGCCGTGTGCACGTCCAGATCAGCAGACTGGACCTGAAAATAGGTGGTAGGCCCAGCGGTCGCGGTGAGGGACCTGTAGAGCCTGATCTTCGTGATGTTGCGCGTGATGCCTAGCTGATCGGGCGGCGGCTGGAACAGCGAGATCGTCCAGGTGCCGTTGCTCCAGCCGGTCACAACAGTCGCCGGGGAGGGCGGGCTCTCCTCGCCATAGGCCGTGATGTACGTGTAGACATAGGAGCGCGCCTCCTGCACGGCAGAAGACGTCAGATCGCCCCACAGCTGCAGATCGGGAAAGCCGACCTGGAGGTTGTTGATCGCCGGCGGAGGCCCGTTCGAGAAAGTGTTCAAGGAGACCACGCCAGCGGAGCCGGTCGTGTCTGCTTCCTGGATGTTGATCGCCGTGTCGATCATGATGCCGATCCAATACTGGACGTTCATCAGGAGACCGGTCGGGTTCAGGAACGCGCTCGATGCGTTGACCCCGGCAGTGACGCCGTTCACTGGGGCGCCAACATTGAGAAGCTGGTGTGGCGACCCGTTCAAGTCGTTATAGACCACAGCGGCGAAGTTCGCACCTGCGGTGCTTTGGGGGAGGAACGTGACGTCGTTCAGGATCATCGCCCCCGACGGCGTGACGGGGATCAGATAGACTATATTGGCTCCCGGGTTACCGGTAGCCGAGGTGGACGCGGTGGGAAACCCAAGGGTAACGGCGGAGCCGCCGCCCGTGACTGAGACGCCCGGCGAACACCCGGGCGCGGGGACGCCGAGGAGCCACGCTGGTTGGGCGGCCTGGATGCGGGCTCGGGTGTTATACTGCGGAGCCAGACTTGGGCTGGCAAAGTAGAAGCGGTCAAAAGTGTCATTGACAACTGGAGACCGCATGACATCAGTGTCGGGATCAGCAAATTCCAACCAGACAGAAGCTCCAGTGATGGAGGCATCGAAGGCCAGATTGGTGCCGCCTTGGAAGGAGACCGTCGCGACGCCGTTGTAGCGCCACACGAGGCGGGTGCCGCCCGTGTTGTCAGCGACAAGCGTCGTATTAAAGGCAGCTCCGCTGGAGGGAGCAAATACCTCGATACGTGGAATATCGGTCGCAAGGATATTCGTCGTGATCGGAGAAGTCTGGTCAATCGCCGGGTTAGCGACGGTGCCGATACCGTAGTTGGTTCCTGCATTGGTGTTCTGTCCGTTGTCAACTGTGAACGCCTGGAACAGGTTTGTTACCGCCACGGTAACAGATGCGCCAATCAACACGTCGTAGGCGGCACCGATCACTGTCCGAAATGTGTATACTTCTTCCCCCAGCGTGACCTGGTCCCCGTCGAGCGGGATCGAGAGAGCATAGACAATGGCGTTCGCGATGTTCTGCGTGGTGAGCGGCAGGCGGTAGGCGAATTTCGAGGTGTTGCTTTTGAGGGTGTAGAGCAGCTTGGGCGTGCGCCATCCCGCCAGCCCGCCGCTAAACAGATACCCGTTCAGAGATGACGCAGCTTGACCTTGCGGGATGAGATGGTCATCCCATGCCGGCAACATCCCGCCGAACTGCTCCAGCTTGAAGCTGTCTGAAGCTCCCGGGTCCTCTGGTCGTGCTGCGGCCATCTATCCCTCATGCGTCTTTCCCGAACGCCCCGAGTTTCCCCGTAACAGGGTCCGGAACGCGGTCGCCAGGACGATAGGCCGGAGTAGTAAACCCTTCCTTGGGGTCGGCCGGCGGGACCGGACGGGACGCCTGCTGAGCCTCTGCCTTCTGCTGCGCGCGGCGGCCGGCTTCGAGCTCTTCCTCCAGCGCTGACATCTGGCGCTCGGTACGGGGCGGCGGAACGTATTCCTTGGGCTTGCTGCGCGCGGCATGCTGGCGCAAACCCTCCAGAAGCGCTTCGCGGCCCTGCGCGGCGAGGCCTATAACCGAGACCGGCTCTTGGGATGCACCTTGCTCGTTTTGGAGCTCGATCAGCTTGCGCGCCCTAACGGCGTTTTCTTCCTCCGCCGCTGCTAGTTGCTTCGCCGTCGGCCCGATCAGTTCCGCTGATGCTTCCGGGCTCTTGTCCTGAACTGCTTCCATTGTCTTCTCCTGAGAATGCGCGTTGGGTTCCGCCACGGGCAGCGCGATTGGCTCCGTGGTCGGCACGTTGAGAGTGCCCTTCAGTGAAAGGCGGTGTTTGTTCTTGTTTGACACGCCTACCGGCCACGGTTGTGGTTGATCTTGGCGGCGGTCTTGACGAGGTTCGCCTGCTTCGCCGTCTTGCCAGAATGCGGCTTTGCAGCGTAGGCCTCCGTGCTCATGCCAGCTTTCTTGGCCTTTGCCTTGAACTGGCCATGCGAATTGGCGAACGCTTTTTCCATCCAATGGGGGTCGTTGGCCATCAGAGTGTCTCCTTCTCCGGTTCTTTCTCACACGAGAACTTGACGGTGACGCGACCTTCGTTCGACGCGATGAACTTGTCCAGTTCTTGTTTCGCCTCCACCCCGTCGGTGGTGTCAAAGAAGTTCATGCAGGCTTCTTCAGTCGGAAAGACTACTTTATTCCGCATATGGCCGATTTCGTCGGCTGGTTGTCCGTTGACGACAGCGAAAAGGATAGCGATCAGCTTGAACATTTTACTCTCCAGCTTTGTTGCGATTGAAGTACATATGGCCAACGCTTGCCACGGTTCCAGCACCGAAAATGCCGGCAAGGATAACGCCAGCCCATGTGCCAACGATGCCAGTAATCTCTGGGGTGAACCCGTACACGCCGTACAACCACTTACAGACGATGTTGTCCCAGATGACGACCTTCCACTCGTAGACGATCCACGGAGCGGCAAAGCCACCGACAAGCCACATCAAAAACTTGCTCTGCGATACCGTGCTGAGGAACGCGACGCGCACCTGTCCCTCGGCAACGATGCCAGTCACCAGCTGCTTCGCCACGTTGACGTCTCCGCCAATGCGTGCGGTGGTGAGCTGAACCTTCGCGTTATAATAGGCGTTCGTGAAGTTGTTGATCCCGCCCATGATAGCCGGGACAGCCTGGAAGAACGCAAGGATCGCAGTGATCATTTGATCGACCCGTCCTCGTGATACTCGGCGCCGCGCCGGCGGAGTAGCTCGTTCATGACGTTGGAGAAGATGACGTAATACATCATCCACTTTGGTTCCTTGAGGACCGGTGATAAGTCGACGCCCTGCAGGGCCAGCCACACGGACATCGCAATGACCTGCAGCCGCGACCAGACGATGACATCGCTTCCGTGGAACGTACCGTAGAGGTACGCATATTCTTTCTTGATCCAGTCCAACATCACGAGGTTGCCCTGTTGTGGATGACGAAGCCGACGATAGCGGCGACGGCCACTACGATAACGATGATCGCGACGGTCGTGTGGTTGGCGCCTGCAGCGTGAGCCGCCGCGCCGGCGGCCCCGGCCGAAGTGAGGACGACTGCCATCTTCTTGTGGACAGGGTGAACGACGGGAGCAGCAGTGGGAGCGGCGGGAGTTGCGGTCGAAACAAACCCACCGAACACGCGCTTCTGCGCCTCTGCCCAGTCAGCGTCGGGAGCTGGATACGTCTTACCCGCTTCGTGCCCAGCCTGCGCCTTGAGGAAACCGATCGCCAGCGGGCCGCGCCAGAACGTATCGTCCATGACTGTATCGCGGGTCATCCCAGGCACGCGCTGGAGGACGTAGGCGATATAGCTCTCGACGTGGTTATGTCCTGACCAGATCGCGATGGCGTCGGCGAAGCGCTTGTTCTTGTAGTTCGGCGAGGTGCGCCACAGGTCGAGCTGCGCGCAGATACCCTGCACGTAGGTCGGGAACACCGCGATGTTGTTGCCCTGTCCCAAACCATCGTGGAGCGTCACGGTATCCGTGGAGCCCCACTTCTTGGCAAGAGCGTTGCCCCACATAGCGCCGGGGTTCTTGTAGCGGATCGATGCTGGCTCCATTGGAGCCTCCTTGGTTACGCAGCCGGTGCGGCGGGGGCCGGAGCAGCGGGGGCGGGAGCCGGATTTACCGCCACGGTAACTGGGGGCTTCTCGGCCGGGGGCGGCATGGGCGCCAGTTTGTGGACCAGTGACGCCTGATAGTTCTTGACGTCGGCCAGGATGCCGCTCTCCACCGACTTCAACCCTGTGCGAAGATCAGACGGGACGCCGCTAAACCAGTCCTTGATCTTCTGGCTGAAAACGAGCGTGGCGACAGAGACGGCGACATAGCCGGCGAGCGTCAAATCGACGTAGGATAGCAAACTGGACATTGTGGTCTCCGAATTAGGGGGCGACGATCCTGAACGCCATAGTGTCGTTCTTGATCTCCGATCGGCTGTCTACTGCTTGAACGTCAATAGTGAACACTTCGTTAGCAGAGCCGCCGGCGACCGTGAAAATAAGGCGCGTGTTCGATCCAACCGTTGGGGCGCCGATCACGATGTCGGTGGGTTGTGGGCTGTTCTTCGGGTCGAGTATCACCGTCCCGCTAGTCAGGCTGGTACCTTCTTCCAGCCAGTTCGAGTAGTCTAGCTCGTAGCGAATTTTGTCGCCAGCGCTTTGAATTCTTTGTGCGATCAACATTTTCAGTCTCCTATTATGCGCTACAGAATTCAGTGACGACGACGAGACCAGCCGCGCCGGCGCCGCCGGCCGCAGTCCCTCCACCACTAAACGATTGCCCGGCTCCGCCACCAGAACCAAACCCGCTTGCAGCACCACCAGCGGCAGAGGTGAGAGAGTATATGGAGATGCCACCGCTACCGAACATAGAAGATGCGCCGGCTCCGCCGACACCGGACGTATTACCGCCGGCAATGACGCAACCACTTGATCCTTGAGTTCCAGGGCCCGCAACATCGCCGGTACCCGCTACGCCGCCAGCACCACCAGACGCAGCTGGGTTGCTCGATCCGTTGCTACCTCCGCCACCGCTGCCGCCTTTGCCAATGCAAAGAGACCCAACAGACGTATCACCGCCCGCACCGCCGGCATTATTGCCCGCCGCGCCAGCAGCGCCAGCAGCGCCGATTGTCACGACCTGAGAAGCGCCGACAAGTGCAGCTGTCGACGACTTTCTGGAATACCCTCCAGCACCTCCTCCGCCCGCAACGGAGGCAGTGTTTGTGGCCGGACTAGCGGTACCACCGCCACCACCGCCACCACCGAAGCACTCTATGGTGCACGAGACCATCTTCGTATTAGGTGTGTATGTCCCTGATACGGAGAACTTTTGGTACCTTACCACGCCGCCGACCGTCCCTGTTGCGCCAGTAGCTCCGGTCGGACCAGTGTTTCCCGTCGGGCCAGTTGCTCCAGCCGATCCTGCGGCGCCAGTCTGGCCAGTTACGCCCTGGATACCCTGCGCACCGGTCGGTCCAGTCACTCCCTGGATGCCTTGTGCTCCCGTCGGGCCCGCCACTCCCTGGATGCCTTGTGCTCCAGTGGGGCCAATTACGCCCTGAATACCCTGAGCACCAGTTGATCCTGTAGCGCCTGTTGCACCGCCTACTCCAGCGTTTCCGGTAGGCCCAGTTGCGCCCAGAACACCTGCCACTCCGCTAGGTCCGGTCGGCCCTGTCGCACCAGGCGAACCAACTCCTCCCGCAGGGCCTTGTCCTCCAGTCGGGCCTCCGGCGCCGGTAGGACCTGTCGCGCCAGCGCCAGTCGGGCCAGTACCTGTTGGACCTGTTGCGCCAGTGACCCCTGTAGCTCCATTCACGCCTCCTGGCCCGGTCGGACCCAAGATAGAGAGCATCAACCCGACGTTGCCGGGGTTGGTAGTCGATCCGCCGTTGGTGACGATCGTAAAATTAACGTGATCGTTCCGAATTTCCCCGCGCGACGTCGACTGCACGAAGATCGCATTGAACACCGCGTTCAGCGCGCCGTTACTTACAAAATAATAAAATCCCCGCCTGGTGTAGTCGATCAGGATGCCATCGCACACCGCGGAGCCGCTATCGATCGTCGCGGTCACCCCGGTGAGGGCTTCCCCATCGCCAAGCCAGCTGTCGCAATCCGCATGGTAGCGGATGCGATCGCCGACGGACTGCACATAGGAGTTGAGCAACGGCATGGGTTACTTCTTCGTTGGCACATAGATGACGCGATCCTGCGCCGGGATCATCACCACGCGAGAGCACGCCGGGATCATCACCGTGCGGCTCTGTGGGGGAATTACAATGACGATCGCGGCGTTGCTCATGGTGCCCTCAACAAATCAGCGCAGATTTGCTCTGCGTGAACGCCGGGGCGCTCGGAGCCGCAAATGCCATCACGACGCCGTACCAATAGTTGTCGCTATAGTTCGTAGGCACAGTCACGGCGGCCTGCGTCGCTACGACATTCTTCGTCTGGACCATCGTGTGGTGCCCCGACGCACCGCCACCGTTAGCAATAGGACTGCCAGATATCTGTGCCCAGCCCGTCCCCGCGGATGGCGTGGCGTCAGTCGTGGGGTTGTGGTTCGCGAAGAATGCGCAGAGAAGATCATTCGCGTTCGTTGTCGTCAGCCCGGCGACCTGCAAAGCGCTCGATGAGCCACTCGAATTTTTCTGTGTGATCGGGGTCGTCACGTTGCCGTCGAAGGGATTGTTGATGTCCGTAAGTCCTGAAACGCCGAACACGAACACCGAACCATGGTTGACAAAGCCGTCGCCGCTCATTGTGGATGAAAACGTCACAGCAGATTGGGCAGTCGCAGCTGGGGCTGTGAAGATATCGATCGAGTGCGACGCTACAGGGAAGCTGGCGTCTCCGGTGGCATCGCTATAGGTCCACGACACGTCATGGAAAATCCGCGTAAAAGTGAGGCCAGCAGCCGTGATCGCAGTGACCTGATTTATATCCGCAGCAGTGTTTTCACGGCTGGTGATGCATATGATCACTACCGTCCTGTTGGGGCCGCTGGTCGTGATACCGCTGCCTGAGCTAACCGGCGACGCCCCGCTACCGTTGTAGAAGCCTCCGGATACATTTTCAATTGCGGCGGCCATTAGCTTCTGAGCGCCTTAAGGTCGACGGTCACGCGCTGTATCGTGGTGACCGAGTTGACATTGAACCCCAAGATGTCTCCCGCGCTGACCGCAACGGTCCAGCCGCTCAGCGTGGCGTCTTGCGCCTTCAGAGCAGAGGAGATGGTAGGCGGGGCCGACGCGGTGATCTTGTCAGCCACGGCAGGATGCGTGGGCGGGGCAAAGTTCGCGAAGTTGCACTTGAAGATGTCGACCACCACCGAGCCGGTCTGGTCGGCAAGCAGCGTCACTTGCTGTAGTGTGCAAGCGAAGTCGACCTGCAGATAGCCCTTGATGCCTGTCGTCAAGACCGAGCCGCCGCCGTCGATGACAAACTGCAGACCAGCGATTTGAGATGGACCGGTCGAGCCAGTGTTACCCGTCACGCCTGTTGCGCCCGTTGGTCCGGTCGGACCACCAGAGGGGCCAGTGTATCCCGTTACGCCGGTCGGACCCGTGCCGAGCGGGCCCGTTGGACCTACTGGGCCCCCAACGCCTTGGCCGCCGGTCGGACCGGTCGAGCCGACGCCGGTAGGGCCTTGCGGACCTGCAACAGTAGACGCCGCGCCAGTGGACCCCTGGTTGCCCACAGGACCAGTGAAGCCAGTCTGGCCGCGCGGGCCAGTCATGCCGGTCGGACCGGTCGCGCCGGCGCCAGAGGGGCCAGTCGGACCGGTGAATGATGGCGCAGTCGGGCCAGTCGGACCCGTGGTGCCCGTGACACCCGTCGGGCCACCAGAAGGACCCGTGGGGCCGCCGACCAGAACAACCGGCTGCGCCATGATCGGGGCTGGAGAGATTACGGTAACGGTCATTTTAGCTCTCCGTGATGCCCTGTTGGACTTCCAGCTCGCCCTGCATCAACCCCACGCGGATCGGCGGCGTTGAGCCGTCGAACATCACGAGATCGTAGACGTAGGTCGCGACCGGCAGCACAGCGAGGATTGCGCTCTCCGGAACGTTCATGTGCAACACACGCTGCACGACATCGTCGACGATGATCGACCCGCCAGAGCTGGTCGCAGAGAAAAGCGCCGTCGCGTCATCCGCGCTGGCCTTCACCTCTAAGTGAAAACTCTGGCCCGTGAAACTCCAAGTCGTATCTCCGGGGACGCCGAACTGAAACGCGTCGTTCCACGTCACGGTGTTCTTGATCGTGATGTCAACAATTGCGCATGTGTTGGCCATCAGAAGCTCCTCTCGTTGGCGCTACCGATCGCCGGGACGCCGCTCTGTTGGCTGGCCGCACGGAACTGCTGAGGGAAGCGCCACGCCGAGGCGCCGTTGGTGTTGGCACGCAATTTAGAGGTGCGGGCCCGCGCGATCGCATCGCGAAACCGTTTGAGGTGATAAGCGCTCTGCTTGTCGTTGGCGTAGGACTTGCCGGGCTGTGACAGCATCTTGCCAAGCAGCCCATCAAGAATGCCGACATGCCAGACCGGCAAGACCCACGAGGGCGCGATCGGCATCTGATGACGGTCAGTCGGCAGGGATACGTTCGTCACCACGGTGACCTGATAGTATCCAGAGACGTTCGGCGCCTGCATGAGAACAAGCGTGCCCAAGTCCGGCATCAACGCCGGAACAAACGATGTGTTAGGGTTCGGAACGATCGGTACTGGTGGAACGGTCGTTCCCCAGTCGCTGACGCCAATAAGCCGGATGATCTGCCCCTCTACTGGCTGGACCGGGTATGACTGAACTTGCGGCTGGTAGGGGACCGTCAGGTCTTGGGTCCAGCAGGAGCTGTCGTTGAAGAACTCGGTCAGCACCTCGTAGAGCTCACCCTTCAGGCCCGCGTCGGACGCACCGGTGAGCTTGATGCGCGCCTGGTTCATCAGCTGATCAAAATCCACTTGATTGATGGCCATGGCTTACCCCACCGCCGGCTGCGGCATGACCGCGCTACGGCCGACCAGAATATTGTTGAATATCGCCATGAACTTCGCGGCGCGGTCGTCCTGGATGTCTTCCTGGTCGCGCTCCAGGGCGTGCGCGATGAGCCCGTGCAGGAACGCCAGCCGGAACGGCCCTTCGATCAAGACCTTGGAACCGTCGTTGAGCGGGAAGAACTGGACGCCTGAGGGAGCGTCGATCTTCTTGTTGTAGACGAAGAGATCGGCACGGATACGCCGCCCCTCCAGGAGCGTCACGTTCATGGCCGTGAGTAAGCTAGTGTCGTCGTAACGGTACGGCTGGATCGTGTCCTGCAGGAGGACACGCGCGTCGTTGATATAGTCCGTGATCGTTTCGAGAGCGGAGGATGTCGTCACCGCGGCCATAGGGCACCTCAAAAAATAAGAGCCCCGGAGAGGTAACTCCAGGGCTCTTAAGCATTACTTTACGCCCGATTAGGAGTTCGGGGTCACCTGAGCCTGGACCAGCGCCTTGCCGTCCACGACCTGGTAGCCGTAGACCTGCAAACCGCGCAGGATTTGGCCGAAGGTCAGCTCGGACCGAAGGGTCTCGACCTTGCTGATCTGGGAGGCGAACGTCAGGCCGTGCGCGTGGCCCGCGAAGATCGGCCATTCACCGGCGTTGAAGTTCGCGCTGTCGGTGCTGTTGTTCGGCAACAGGTTGGAGACGTAGATCGTGAACCGATCGATCATGCCCAGCCGGCCGTTACGCAGCATCGACACGCTGTCGCCCGACAAGTACGCCTGACGAAGCTCAGACTGCTTGATCATGCGGCCAGCCCACGACGGCATCACGGCCCAGCGGCCGATCTCCGGAATGTTCTGTTCGTCGAGCACCTGGCCCATGCGCATCAGCACGTCCAGAAGTTCGATGTCGCCGACGCCAGGGTTCTTGGACACGACCGAGAGGGGCGTACCCTTGACACCGAGGTTGATGTTGCCGGTGATAACGCCGGCCGAGGTGCCGCGGTTTGCCGCGACCATCTGACCGACGATACCGTCCAGCACGTCGCTGTCGACGGTGATCTTGAGCTGCTGCGCCGCGTCGTCCGACCACATCGAGAGGATGTTCAGATCGCTCTGAATTTCCATGACGTCGTCGAGGATCAGCGAGAAGTATTTGCCGTTGCCGATATACAACTCCACGGTGCCGCCGGTCGGCCGGTCGAGGCCGAGCAAACCGTCAGACGAGTAATTGTGGATCGAGATCGTGGGCTTCGTGCGAATTTTGACGCGGTCGCCCTTGTTCTTGATCTCGCCCTCGTAGTCGGTGTTCGAGATCGCCGCAAGAACGGTTGACGCGTAGAATTTCTCCACGAGCTTACCAGACCAAATTTCCGGAATGAAACCCGTCGCCTGGAGGGCATTGCCCGAGCTCCCTACTGGGTAGAGGGCGGGGGAAGAGCCCGACGTTGCGCCGGGAAAACCTGCACTGGGAATGGCCATAACTGGGCCCCTTTACGTTTAGGGGCTCAGCACATTGGTGTTAGAGGCCCCCGATTACCGGATGCGCCCTTCAGCCATTGCTGCCTGGAAATCTGCCTCTTGCGCCCGGTACTCGGTCTCTCGACCGGCCCATAGGCCTTTCTGGCTTTCTCGGTAGAAATTGCTGATTTGAGCGCGTGAATAGATCGGCTTATCGGCGGGCATCTGGCTGTTGCCTGATGCCGGGCGGGCCCTGCCGGGGGCTGCGAGCGTCTCCAGGTTCAGCGCGGGGGTTCGAGGAGCTTGCTCTTGTGGAGCGGGGAGCTGTTCAAACTGCGCTGCCGGAGCCGTCTGGCCCGTGGCTTGTACTTCCGCAAGGAAGTCTCGGAATAGAGCGATCACTTTCGGGGCTTCCGCGCCGTTGACCGCTGCATCCAACATCTGCTTACGTATCTGCCCAGTATAAACGTTTGGTAAACGCAGCCAGTTGATGAACTGGGGCGACGTGTTGATCGCCCTCCAATTCGGAAGTTTTCCATCCAACACCGAGAGCAGCTCTCGCTTGCCGGTGTTTTGCACGCGTTGGGTCAGGCGTTGATTATCCGCCCGCAATTGCTCGATTTCTGGGTTCACCACCGACATCGCGGCGCGGCGCGCGAGATCAATCATCTCGTCGCCGTAGTTGGCGCGATCCTCGTCCGTGATCAAGTTTGCGTGAGGAGTGTCCGAACGGGCTGGTTGGGCCGCCTGGGGAGCCTGCTGTCCGATCAAAGCCTGAGTTCGCACGAGCTCCTCGCCAAGCTGGCGCATCTGCTCTTCCATCGAGCCGATTGTCCGCTGGTTCGCGTGAAAGCGCCCCTGCATCGAGAGAAACCGCCGGCGCCATTCGGCGGCGTCGACGTTCTGGTCGTCCGGCTGTGGCTGCGGCTGCGGTTCTGGCTGCGGCTGCGGTTGTTGGGCGGCGCGCGCGGCTGCTTCAGCTGCTTGTGCTTCGGCGTTCGGAGGATCAGAAGAGTGTAGCGGCTCAGGGGTGGGGGGCTGCGGCACGGCCTCCTTGTTGGGCGCCGGGGCCTGCTCAAGGTCCTTCGGGTAGTGCTGCTGGTGGATTGCTTCGGCTTCGGCCGCGGCCCGGCGCACATGCTCCGGAACGACCACATTAGGGTCGGCGGATAGCTGCGTCAGTTTGTCGCCAGGTTTGATGTTCTCAGAAACGGCCATTGGTTAGCTCCTAGGGGGACTTCGGTTGGGGTTGGACGTGGCAAGTCCTGAACAGCGCCAGGAGATGCAGAAAAGCCTTGGCTTTGCCTTGGGCGACCAGGATTTCGTGTTGCTCGGCGTTTGTTACCGCCACGGTAACATCGGTGGCATAGGCGTCGAAGCACTCGACAAACGTCTCCCACTCACGCGGAGCGGCGACCCGGAGCGCTTGGGAATAGACGCGGAGGACGTCAGACGGGGTGGTCGAGCTCAAGCAATACCGTTCCCGCTCCAGGAACCAGAACCAAGGCCGTCAGGCGTGGGAGCAGGTCGCTGGGGCTGCGCCATTGGGGTGGCTTTGCCGTAGGACTGAAAGCTCGCCGGGCCACCACCAGAGGCGGCGCCGGGGAGGGTGCGCTGGCTTGATCCCTTGTCGGGGGCGTTGTCCAGGGAACCCTTTTTAGAGTGTGGCTGCAGGGGCGTCATATGCTTCTTGAACATCAGATGCCTCCGATACGTGACCCACCATCAGTGGGCCCAAAAGGACTTGGCGATGGCGCCGGCGGCGAGATGGCGGGCGCCGGCTTGCCGTAGTCTCGCGTGTTCTTGACGCGCGGGGAGGGGGCTTTGCCCGAAGGACCAACAGCCGACGCTGACCCCGGATTGGGGACAGTCATCGGCGCGGCGATCCCGCGTGGCTTGATGGTCTGGCGCTGCATGTTAGCGAGCGCTGGTCTTGCCGGCCTCGGCAGATTGCGATCCGGCGTACCCGAACATCTTGTTCGTGCCGCCCTTGGCGAACTTGTCGCCGGACCCGCCGTCGGGAGAATGCTCGGTGACGCCGGGCTTCTGCTCGCCGGCCTGCTCCTTCGGAGCGGTCACGGTGCGGTCACCCTTGCCGAACATCGGGGTGTCGCCGCCTTTGGCGAAGTCAGCGTTCTTGGGCTTCTTGGGAAGGAAGGATGCCATGGTCTCACTCCTGGGGAGAAAAAACTATCAGGAGCGAGATAGAGCCCAGCAGCTTAAAAACTACTTAATGCCGACGACAAGGACTTCAGGCTTCGGGGTCGAGAGTGCGCAGATAGCCCGGTATCCCTTGATGTGGTCGTAAAGATCGCGCTCGATACCGTTTGGCATTTTGTAGGGGCCCACATCCTCCATGAAGTAACGTCCGCCTTCCTTGAGGTATGGCGCGAGGGAGTTCATCAGGAAAATTTGAGGGGCTGGGTCATGCACGGCATCGTCGACGATCATGTCAAACTCGCCGCCGAAGTGGTCGATCGCCTCGTGCAGTTGCCAATCATTGTACGCGTCACACTGCATGGTGCGGATGCGCTGCTGGTCGTTGAAGATGAAGCGGCCATCGTTGTCCAGGCCATAAATCTCTGCATAAGGGAAGAAGTCTCTCCAACAAAACAAACTCGCCCCGACGACATTACCAGGGATGTCGCGATAGCCGCAGATGCCGATCTCCAGCACTCGCTTCACTTCGAAGCGGCGTGGTCCCATCAACTTCTCGTAATACTCGGTGTAGCCCCAGATGCCTTTATCAGTGCCATACTTCGTGAACAGGCTTTCGAGGTGGCTCATGATTTCAGCTCCAGATTGTTGAACATGCTGACGTCGTGGTCGGCCTTGTACCAGTGGAAGGGGAGTTTGCCCTTGGCCTCGATCCGGGCCCAGGTATTCACTTCCCACTCGACGCTCTTAGTCGAAGAAATATGCTGACGTGCAGCAACACGACAAGCGTAGTCAAGCTGATCCACCAGACGGCGAGGAACGGCAAGCACAGAGCCGCAAAAGCGCCAACAAGGATACGCCGCCTCCACGACTTGTGGCTTGTCCCAGCAGCCGGGCGTGTAAATCGCTTTGTCATCCAGCTTCTCCATGAACTCGTAGATCGCCTGATTGTTGACACCCGTAAGTCTGAACACGCCGTAATCGACCCACACGAGGATATCTGCCTCGGGGTCCTCGTCCGCCGCCTGTACGAGCCACGACGTCTTCTGGTGGTTGACGCAGTGGTAGGCCAGCGAGTTCTTCATCGGATTGTCGTGCTCCGACGACCGCGGCACGAACGGTAGCTTCTGGATGTACTTGTGCATCCAGGTGTCCTGGACCTTCATGTAGAAGGCTTTCTTGCGCACCGGGACGCCGCTTAGTTTCTCTCCGAGCTCGCCATACTCGCTTGCGGTGCGGGGGTGGTTGGGGATCGGAACATAACCGGTGACGAGCTTAGCCTTCAACATGGTGAGCTTTCCAAAGCAGTTGAGCAACATCTTCTTGCGATACCGTCGCGATCCACGCTTCAGCATCGCGCACGCCGAACGAGAGTATCAAGTCGTTCATATTCGGGTGCTGCGCGAGACCTGCACAGAACTCGATCTGACGATCTAGGAATACGAACGGCATGCTTAGACGCCTGAATGTCCCATCGTGATCGAAGTAGGCGAAGCGGTGCCAGTAGGTGCGCTTGCCGTCTGGGCCAGTGAGCGCCTCATGCACAACGGCAAGCCGGCCGCCACGGAACACGATAAGCTGCGACCCTCCGCTGATGTTGTCAGTGTATATCCCGTTCTGGTAGATCGTGGCACCAGATGGTGACGCATCAGCATGGACAATTTCGTTAAGGCGATAGACGAAGTCCTGGACGCCATCGCGAGGGAGCGGCATCCAGTTTTTCTCGTGCTTGTCTTCGCCTGACATGATCTGCCATGCGGCAACGCGCCATTCTGTAGGACCATCAGCCCGGAGATTATCGCGCCACATTTCGAGCCTGCCCCTGGCCTGCTGGCAGGTGCCATTTGGGCTGCACTCGCGAACGCAGGCGCTGAACCAAAGTTCGCCACGTGAGCGACGTGAGCGACGTGAGCGATAGAGCCTGATATCTTCGAGGCCGGTCACTTGTGGGAAGGCCGCGGGCGGCCGATCCCAGATAATCTCCGCGACATCCTTCACATCGAGCTTGGTGTCTAGCCTGGCGAGGAAATTGCGCGTGTCGATCGGAGCGTCGTTGCACTCCAGAGGGCCAATCATATAGCGGCCATGCTCGTCGATCTTGTAGTTCACGCAGCGGATGTTGCACGTGATCTTGCCGTTACACTCTTCGACCGATGGGTTCATCGCGGTGTAGCCAGACGGCGGAGTGAACTGTAGTTGCTTGGGGTTGAACGAGGGGCAGTGCTCTTTCAGTGGCTTCGTGAAGTGGTAGAGGCTGTTGCGCGCGCTCCAGCGGAAGGCTTCCGGGCACGTTTTATCGAGCGCGAGATCATCCGTAACCTCAAACGCGCGGCCACGCTCTTTCTCGTCGTAGTATCCAGCGATCGAATACTCATAACGAAGACCGTGGCTGTAGACAAAGTCATTAACAAAAAGAAGGTCATCTGGTCGCTTTAGGTTGGTGCCGGCTTTCGCAAACAGCAGGGCAGGGTGGTTGTGTCCCTTCTCGCGATATTGTTTCGCAAGATCATACAGCGGCTCGGCCCGGGATGGGCGAAAGCGGTAGGCGTCCAACATCCCAAGTACGAAGCCGGCTTCATCCAGGGTGTCTTTCAAGCAAGTGGCGAGGTTCATCATCGCGCTGTGGGTTTCTTCTTCCCAGCCGCCTAACGCGATCCTCTTCCGGTACGCTTCGATTGCCAAGTCGTAACGGCCCCAATCACGGTACGTGTTGCCCAGATAATATAGATAACGACCATTGTTTGGGTCTTCCTTCAGGGCATCTTCCAGGAGTTTTGCGTCGCGCGGATATTTGTCGGCGCGGTTCGAGCCGTCGGCGTGATCGATGAAGCTGGCGCCGGTGATCATCCCAGCAGCGGGCACATCGAGATATTCATGCGTCACACCGACGTATGGCGATGTCGGCCATGAGAGATTGACGATGCGGCGGTTCGCATATGACACCGCGCCAGCTTTCTGCATCATGTCGTAGGACAGTGCGTTTGCATCTAGGAGCATCAGCGCGTGCGGGTTATCTACCACAAGCTCCATGTCGGCATCGACAAGCAGCGCGAACTGGCACCAGCGATCGCCAGTATTGTAGTCGCGGGCGACTTCGAACGCCAGATTGCGGGCCTGTGAGAAATTCTCGAACGGCCCCTCGGCGATCACATACGGCACGCTATGGTCTTCGCACACTCGCTGGATGATTTCTTTGGTGTCATCAGTCGATCCAGTGTCGAGGATCGCGACGGCTTTGACGGAAGGGAGGACGGAAGAGAGGCAGCGCTCGATGCGATCTGCCTCGTTCTTCACGATCATGTTTAGGCACAGCGAGGGCTTCATTTGCTTTCCTGAGTTGGGTTCAGGCGTTGCAATTACCGTGGCGGTAACAACCAGAGCAAAACACTTTTACGTCAGCGGTTGATATTGGACCCGCCGGTCGAGATGTCGAAGAACGCGCCGGTCGATCCGATGAACGTGCCGGTCTGGCTCGTTCCGGTCAAGCCAGTGACACCTACGTAGTTAAATCCGGTCATGCCGACTGGACCAGTTCCGCCATTGACGTTCCAGATCGCGCCGGCGATACCAGGATCGAAGTTGGGCGGTATCCACACCGTCGTGGTGTTGAGCGGGCCCTTCAGACCTTGCATGTCGGCAGCTTTGCCAGTGACACCAGCAGGGCCAGTTGCACCGGTAGCCGAAGCCGCACCTGTGTTGCCCGCGGGGCCCGTTGAAGCTCCCTGCGGACCGGTATTGCCCGTCGGGCCAGTTGCGTTGCCGTTCTGAGTAGCCGAGGCCAGCGGTCCCAGAGGACCGAATGGTCCCTGGTACCCTTGGTTGCCAGTGAGACCTGTCGGACCAGTACCGAGACCGCCCGAGATATGCGGGCCAGTCGGGCTCGATCCCGTGGGACCCGTCGGTCCAGTGAACGCCGCGGCGCCCCCGCCGGTCGGGCCTTTGCCGCCAGTATTACCCAGCGGCCCAGGGATGTTCTTGGTGTTGATGAGATCGACAACCTGCTTCAATATCGAAGGGATGCGATTGTCGTCATAGGTATCCTTCGCGACCGCGGGCGGATCGGGGACGACTGGAACACCGAATACTTTGTTACCGATGGCCATCTGTGCCCCCTATTAACCAGCGGACACGGTAAGCACACCGCTATTGACCCAGACCTGTCCCGCGACGTGCGGATCAGAGGTTGGCGGGATGATCACGACGCCGACGATGCCGGACGGACCGGTCGGGCCTGTTGCCCCGGTGGCACCTACCGCCCCAGTCGGACCGGTCACGCCGGTGCCCGTCGGGCCGGTATTACCGGTCACACCGGGAGTGGCGCCAGTCGCGCCAAGAGGACCTGCTGGGCCAGTCTGGCCTTGACCAGTTGCGCCGGTCGCTCCGGTTACACCAGCGGCACCTTGCGAGCCCTGCGGACCCTGCGGGCCTGTAATACCAAAAATTGGACCGGTCGGGCCGGTATTACCAGAAGGACCAGCAGGGCCGGTCGCGCCAGTGGATGAACCTGTCGGACCAGCCGGGCCAGTCACACCCGTCGGGCCGCCTACAGAGCCGTTATTGATGACGTCGACAACCTGCTTTAGCACGTTGCCCAACATATTGCGGTCGTAATTGCGGCTCGAAAGAATGCTCATCGCGGTCCCCTGTCAGGTGTCCCTGGCCTCGGCGAAATGCCGAACATATTTCACGGGTAGGGGAGAACCCTTACCAATTACTTTACGTCCTCAAAAAGGTCCCGGAAGTGCCGCATACATTGAGTTGAACAGGGCGGCGAAGGTCGCGTCCGTCGCGCTCTTTTTCAGGTATGAGATATTGCCCGGCGTGCCGGGAACGTAGGTATTCAAGCCGGTGCTTGAATTGACCGTCATCGCGCTCTTCAGGCCGGCCAATTGCAGACCAGAAGACGGCCCGCGCGCCGCATAAAGTACACCGAGTTGACCCCAGCATGGACGCGGCGATGTGCCGCCGTTCGTAACCCAATCGTGGAAAGCCTGTTGCACGGGATTAGTGGCAGACGCCGTCGTGCTCGCGGGTGCTGCGGTGATAGTGGTCCCCAACTCGTCACCACATATGATGACTTGCGTCGGCCAGTTTGCGATAACGTCGGCGCTGTTCGCAGCCGGGCCGTTCGCAAAATTAAAATCTGCCGATCCAGCGTTCGGCATGAACCCGGCAACCCAAACAAGCAGCGCATTTTTTGCGATAATAAGCGCGGCCCCGCTGGGAAGACCATCGCCACCCGCGTTTGCCGCCGATGTCAATAGCCCGTCGAACGTCGTGGCAAAGCCTGTGCCGACCAAGATTGGGATGCTTCCATCCGGTACAGAAGCAAGGAGCGCCCTTAGTTTTTGCACGCCGTCCGTGAAGCTGGCGCGTCCGAGATTGGCACCGAACGTAGCCGAAATGTCGGCTGTATAGAAACTGTTAGATGGACCGCCTGCAGGGACGGCACCCTGCCATGCTCCAACAAACGCCGTGGTTTTCGTCGGCTGCATATACCGGGTGATCGCGTAGCAGGTATCGGCGCCCCGGTCGTTGATCGAGTCGGAGACGATGCCGAGCAGGTTAAATTCGCCGCGCAGGTCCAGGGCGTTTGCGAGGGCCACGTCCCCGGCATCGTCGATATCGCTTGCGATGTCGGTCGAAAGAATGACGTTTCGAACACCACTCGGAAGCGACGGCTTCGTGCGGCCCAGCGAGAGACTGGCATGTAGACCCGGACGTTCGGCGCTGAATATAGTTGCAGGTAGCAGCGACGCGACGGTCGCAATCCCCGTATTGTAGATCGCCAGTTCCTCGATGTTGCCATTGAAGAAGTTTGAAACGCCGCCGATGCTCCCGATTTGCGGGACGATCGAGTTAATGATCGTGTTGGCGCCAAGCGTGTTCGTGGTGATCGTTACGGTCTCGGGGATGCCGTTGACCCACATCTGAACGCCGGCACCTACGCCACTGCCGTCGTAGGAGATGACGACATGCCAGTTGCTACCATTTGTAAGGTCCGTGGAGCCGTGACAGTCGAGAAACTTAGCGCCACTTACACTGTTCATCAATGTGAAGCTTAGAAACTCTTTGGCCCCACCAGCAGTGAGGCACTGCACGCCAATGCGGATACCTGGAGTCGTGAAAACGTTGTTGAACTTGGAGAAGATCGTATCGACGTTGTTATTTGTCGTGCGCGCGAAATTTGGCCGAATGATTGCCTCAACGGTGAACGGCTGTGTGCGATCATAGTTGTGAAAGAACGTTTCGCCCGCTGCACCCAGCGATGCCGTGCCCGAGGTTCCGTTGAATAGCGCCGAAGATTGTCCTGCGAGCAGAGCAGTCGAACCCAGCGTGACGCCGGCCACGATCGTCGCTGGTACGCCAGACGGAGATGCATCGGCCAATGTCGGCGACGCAACCGCATCGGTGCCGCGCCAGTACCCAACCAGGGAGGTGATCGACAAAACGTCCGCCACATAGAGCGGGTTGCCACCTGCAAAGCCAGAAATAAACACATTCTTGTGGCCGCCGGTCAGGCCGGTCGGGCCAATGTTGTAGACCTTCTCCAGCACACCAGATGGACCGGTCGCACCTGTAGCCTGCAGCCACTGCGCAATATTTCCAGTCGGCCCAGTGTAGCCGCTCAAAATGTTCACACCCTTGATCGTTCCGGTCGGGCCGGTCGGACCCCCGAGCACAACAACTGTTTTGCGCGGATCAGCGGTCATCCGACGCCCCCGCTAACCGGCTTGGCGCCGGGCCCGGGCTGGTTGCCCATGAGATGTGTCTGTGGTCCCATGCTGTTCGAAAGCTGGCTGGGCTTCGCTCCCTGTGCCTGCGCGGCGCCGTGCGCCACCGATCCGGGAGCCTGCGGCGATGACTGCTGCTGTTCACCGCCAAGGTCCATCCCAGGATTGCTGGTGGTGCTCACCCCGCCTGGCGTGCCAATGTGGGCTGCAGGGCCCTCTGGCATCTGCTCCTGCATGGCGAGCTTGCCCGCCGTCAATTCAGTGACGATACGCTTAACGCCAGCAGCCACGCCCATGTCGACCGCTTTGTTCACAGCGGCGTCGATAGCTCCCTGACCGTTCTGCTGTTGCTTCTGCTCGGCTTGCGCCATCTTCTCGATCTGGTCTTCCGGCGGCACGATCTCCTCGCCAGGCATGCCGATCGTTGTCGACACAGAGCGCAGGACGACTGCCCGCCCCTTGATGCCCATGATCTTCATGTCGGTCGGGTTGTTCGTCGCCGTCAGGAACTCGATCTGGCGCTGGCGCAAGGTCTCGCGTTGAATCGCAACATTCACGCCCTGCACCGTCAGCCGTTCTTCGCCAGTCAAAAGTCCGCTCTTGTCCGTGAGCAACAGCAGGTCCTGGAGCTGCATCATCGATCCCTCGATCACGTCCCGGTCGATATTCGCCGACACCGTCTGAAGGATTTTGCTGGCGTTGCCCATCAGCATCGCGAGACCCGACGCCGTCCGACCAGCACCACCACCAGCCTGTCCACCAACATACTTCGGGATCGCCGAAACGTCGTCCGCAATGCTGACAAACTCCTGGAAGCAGCTGATCATTGTCTGCGCGTTCGACGCCGGCATGAAGAAGCTGATCGGCTGCTTCCCGCTCGACGTCATCGGATCGTTGCGCGTGTGCCATCGTTTCCATGGATACATGTCCTCGCCGTTCTCTTCTGGCGCCAGCATGTCGTCGTTGATGACAACTTGGGGACCAGACGAGATCGAGATGTTGTTGATCAGCGACCGCAAGGTCGCGTTCGCGGCTTCTTGTAGATCGGCCAGCAGATCAGTCAAGCCGTTCCCTACAGGAGTGCCGGGGACCTTCTCGAACGACGTGATGAAATAAGGATGGCGCTGCCGCGGGCTCGGTGATAGATGGCACTTGATGACATGTGATCCGATCACCCAAATTTGAACGTGGTAGTCGCGCAGCTCGTCCTGTACGGGCATCCCGTAATCCTGCAGGAGGCGCCCTTGAACGTTCCCGTTGAACTCCATCATCGATATCATACCCGACCGGTTCCAGGCTGGGTTCTCGCGCTGCTCCAGGACACTCCGTTCCGCGTCGGTGGTGTCCCAGTTGTCGTAGAGACCGCCACGGCCATACTCATCGAGAACCGCTCGTATCTCAGGTTGGTTATACCCGGGCAGATCGAGCAGGTCATTGAGCTCGGCACGTGTGACACGCAGCTTTTCGATCACATTGGCATTCTCAATATCCGAGACGCCGGGAGTGAACCAGATATCGAACGGCGAGACCCGGTTCCATGTTAGCTTTGGGACTTGTTTGACTTGCGGTTGGCCGCCACCGGGGGGCCAAATCACAGTCGGGATCACCTTGACCACTGGTCCCTTGATGCAGGCGAACGGGAAGATCGGCAGGTCGACAAGGAACTCCGCGAGCGCGTGGTAGTAGCCGCCCTGTGTCAGCATATCCTGGATTTTGTCTTCGCTCACACGCGCCTGCTGCGCGGCCTTGCGCTTGGCGGCCTCTTCGGCCTGCTCGACCAGGTGGCGCTTGCGCTCGGCCAGATCACTCGGGTTCGGCGGCTGGCCCAGCTGCTGCGTGACCTGCTGCGCCTCCTGCTGGATCAGCTGGTCGATCTTCTGGAGGATGTCTGGCGGGATTTGCGGCTCTTTGGGGGGCTGCAAAGACCACGGGACATCCTGGCCCAAATAAATGTCTCGAAGAAGCGATGAAGCAGCACGGCACTTCTGTGCAATAAGACGTGCGTAAACCGTAGACCCGCCCCATTTTGTGATCTCGATCAGTTTGGTGGGATCATATTGCCCGTTGAAGGAACGCAGCGCGGCGAGCATGCGATTGCTCCAGCCGGCGACGGTGTTGCGGTGGTTCCGGAATATCTCGAACTGCCCTTTCACGTAGCCGGCGAGCTCCGGATACTGGGGTTGTGACGATTGCTGAGCCGCTTGCGCCGCCTGGGCTTTCTGTGCCGCGGCGGCAGAAAGCTGCTGTTCCAGCTGCTCGGGCGGAGTAAACTGGATCACGCCGTTCTGGCCAAGGTCCGACATGGTTATACTGTTCTCGCGAGTTGAGTATAACGCCGTCGCATGGCGGGGGCTAAAAACTCCTTAATGGTTCTGAAGTGTTAACCGCGAGGTGCCACCAGTAGGGGTGCAGAGGAGCACTCCCTACATGGACCAGCATCAGTCTATCGCCTCATGGGTGAGCAATATCGTTACAGGCGGGGTTGTCACAGCAACCTTGTTCGGGCTGGCGCCGTCGTTCGCTGCCGTGATCGCCTTCATCTGGTACGGCATTCAGATTTACGAGAGCGCAACGGTACAACGTTGGCTGGCCACTCGTCGAACCCGGAAGCTCGCGCGCCTGAAGGCCCGGGTGATAATGCTGGAGGCTCAGTCGAAGGCGTCGCTCCCTGGACCGGGGGGCGGTCTTTAGCTTTATCCAAGACACACTTGTTCCCCCAGCACTGTGTTTGATTGCACAAGCCGCTAGGCGAGTTTGCACACCCCCATGTGGTCCCTGATGCAGCCACGGACTTAAGTCCATCCCGCTGACGAGACTGCCACGCGCTTCTTAGTGCGCGGGCGTAGCCGGCGGCTAATTTCAGGGACAATGCCACCGTGCACGACAAGAGCAAGATATTGAAGATCGTCAGCCACATGCGAGAAACCCTCCTTGTCTTGCTTGTCGGGAACAACCCGCAGCGCGCCGGTCTTCATCTTCGTAAATCGGTAGCCGCCGCTCATGGCGCGGCAGAGAAACGGACATCCAGCGCGCGAGATCATTAGGGTCGGGCCGCTGTTGGTCTGGCGTCCCAGGAGGGCCTCCACTGCGCGGATGCGTGGCTCGATGTCGTTGGTCGGGGCCGGGAAGTGCGGCAGGCCCAGGCGCCCCAGCGCGTCAAAGCAGCTCTCCTCGCTGACAGAACCTTTCGCGATGCCACTGGGATCGCCGACGACGCACACTCTGAAGCCCATGTATTTGTCCGAGAACAGGATCGGCTTCAGGCTCTGGTTGACGTGCTTCTCCAGGCCTACGTTGGTCGCCGGCACTTCCTGATGCACAACAAGTCGTCCGAGGTGGTCCATCTGCGCGATGAGGCTCCACGGGTTTCGTCCGAAGTCTTGGCCAATGAGAACGGGGTATCCGGGAATGAGTAGGGTATCGGCGACAATGTGAAAGTCGGATCGAAACGTATTTTTAAATACAGCTGCGCCAGAAGGATCGTCACCGTACTGGGCTTTGACGTATCGATTAACGAACTCACTGTCTTCTCCATGCTGCTCGACCATGCGTTCATAGTAGCGCCGCCCCTGAGCTAGGCGCACCGGATGATCAACTGGTAATTTGATCGTGTCCTCTGTTTGAGGACCCAGGAAGTTTAGATTTTCCGCGAGGGGCGACAAGCCCGACGGCTGCTTGAAGATGGACACCCCGAGCGGCGGGTTCTCCATGTACTGCTGCCACGGTGACATCTCCGTCGGGAAGTTGGTGTCGGCGATCCAACCGCACCACGTCGGCACGCCGCGGTCTGCGGAGGGGTACCGGCCTAGGCGCCCTGAGATAGGGCCAAGCACGTCCAGGTCCATCTCAATGCACTCAGACAGCCACGCGGCGGTCAGCTGTGACGAAAGCAGGCGGGCCTGGTCCTCGGCGTTTTCCAGGGGAATGAAAATCCACTCTGACTTGACGTCGCCAAACTCCACGTGGAAGACACCTTCCGACACCCGCCACTGGCAACCCAGCGCGCCCAGCCACTGCTGGCAGTCCTTAAGGACCGTGTCCTTGAGTTGTTTAAGCGTCTGCCGCACGATCGCAAAGCGGGTGTAGCGGAAGCCGTCCTTGCCCTTGTTCTGGGCGATCGCGCGCCGCAGCAGCTCAATAATGCAGGCGACGGTTTTCCCCGATCCGACGGGGCCCGCAATGAGCCGGCCGTAGGTCTCGCTCTTCATGAAGGAAGCGCAGGTCGGGGGTGCTTTGAAATCAAGCGACGCCATCAGGCGAGGTCCATATGTCTATAATTGCGGGCCGTCTCTCTACCCTTCGGTGAATTTTGGTATCGCCATTTTGCTTCTACACCGACCGGACTAGACCGATAGCGGCGTTCGCATTCGCGGCCTTTTGGGGTTGTCTTTCTTCGGCGGATGGCCTCTCTGCCCTCTGGCGTCGTTTTATAGTGTGCCCAGTACCCGGGCCGGTAGGCCGCCATATAATCTCTATGTGTGGTGGTCTTCCGGTACTCCTTCATATATTCCCGCATGTAGGCGGCTCTCTTCTCTTTCGTCCACGGCATCAGGCGCTCATCCTCGTGTCGGCGAAGTTCTGCCACGACACCCACGGCTTCGCGGTGGTCAGAGGATTGAGCTGTCCTTCGAGATAGACTTGCCAGTGAGCAGTGATGCCGTGCTCGGGGTGGGTAAACCAAAGAGCTTGCGACGGGCGAGAGTACGGCGCACGAAGTACGAGATGGGCGAACTCGTCATATCCCTTGAGGGAATTGTTAACAATGAGGCCGGGAAGCGTGATGTATTGGTGCCAGTGGCCGACGAGCAAAGTATCGAAATCACGGCCAATCTGCGCCTCCGATCGGTGCGTCTTAAGAGTGCCTCGCATGATCGGTCCAAGAGCACCGATGATGCCATCTCCGCCCTTAGTGCCAAGACTATCGCCGTGGGTAAGCATGTATCGATGGCCAAAGAGATTGAACGCGCAATCCGCCGTTTCCGGGATCGAGAACTGGACATGCTTGCTCCTCCGGAAGTGTCGGGCAACGCCGCAGTAAACGTTCCACTCGTGTGACGTGAACACGCGCTGCTTCATCTGCATCTTCTTGGTGGAGCGCCCGTGGTTGCCGACGACACACGGCACGTAAATCTTGCCGAAGCTGGAGGCCATCATTTCGAGGCCGCCACTGATCAGGTCTATCAAGTCCTCGATCGCTTGCTGCGTCGTGCGATCGTTGGTCTTCATCAGCTCCTCATGAATGTCACCACCCAGCATATCGCCTCCCAGAGCGACGACGCAGCCCGGGTAGCTGATCTTTGCACGGCCCATATGGTTGAAAGCCAGATCAACGGTGGTCTCTGCCAGTCGTTTAATCCGGCGCTTGGCGACGGCCTTGTCGTAGGTGTTGATCCCTGGCATGCGGACGACTTCACCATAGTGCCAGTCGCTCCAGATCGTAGCCGGCACGCCGCGAGCGCCCGCTCGGCCCTCTCGGACAAGCCACTCAGGGGGGTCGGGGTCATACGCTGCGATCTTGTATATATTTTCTCGAATTGTCCGCGCATCGTCCCCCTCCTCTGTCAGCCGCGTGATCGTCTTCTTCGCGTCGAGGAGCTCGGCATTCTTCTGGCGGATGATCGCTACCGCGTCGGCCAGCCTCTCAGCGTCTGTTTTTTGCGTGCCAGCCATTAGTCTTTCTCCATACTCTTTCAATGCCTGCCGGCGATGTCGCGTGGCGACGGTATCGTTCTTGTCCTAACGGGGAATTATCATACCGCGCGTTCGCGGCACGCCCCTTCGCGGTCATCTGATAGCGGCGTCTGGCTTCGTAGCCCTTAGCCGAGTGCCCATATCGCCAGACCCTAGCTGTTCCCTTGCTCGATTGTGCGTAGACCTTCGACGAGATGCGGTTGAGCAGCTGCCGGCGGAGGCGTCGTCGCGCTGACGACGAGCTTCTGGTCTCCGCCAAGGTCAATGTTAATGATGAAGCGTTCGCCAGGAGTGCCTGTCCCAAGTTCGCGCTCACCAACACCGGCGACTTTCGCAAAGAGCTTAGCAGCCTCCACGACGCCGGTGAGCGGCTCGGATTTGGTCCGCATGCGAGAACCGATATCCAGCAGGCTGTCTTCGAGGATGGCTGCAGCCTCAACCTTAATCCGTTCCTGCGTGGTGAGAGGCGCGTGCCACTCGATGCAGGCGGCTTGGAGGGCGGCTTTGTAGAAGTCGTTGTTCGCTTCGAGGAACTCATACTGGGTCTCGGTGAGTTTGTATTCCTTCAGAACGCCGGGGCGCTCCTTGATGTCCATCGCGATCTCGCGCGCGAGACGCGCCAGCTCTGACGGGCTCATGGGGGGTAGCTGGACCAGCGCCTTGGCGGCCTGGACACCCTCTGGGGATAGCTTTGTTACCGTGGCGGTAACAGGCACAGCTTCGAGCGCCTCGACTAGGTCAGCCTCGCGCATCGGCTCTGGCGCTTCCCACTTCTCGCCGGCCAAGACCGCGTCAAACCCTGTGTCGACACTCTCGCTCATAGCCGTTCCCACAAGAAGCGAAAGCCAGGGTGGCGGCGCCACGCGAGAAGCCAGCGCATCTTTCCATTATTCCAGCCGATGCCGTAGCTCGGGCCCCGGGTGAGGAAGAAGCCGATCGGAACAACGTCTTCACTTGAGATAATCTTCAATGGACTTTGTCCTCGCTAGTCGGGCACTGCAGGAGGCGCGAGACGATGTCGGCCACCGTGCCGGACTGTTTCTGGACCAGGTTCGTGAGCCCACCGATCGCCTTGTTGATGTTTTCCTCGGTGACGTCTCCGCGATCGTGGGAGACCTTGATGTTCAGCATCATCACCAGCTTGGCGGTCTGGCTATAGAGCCCCAGACACGAGAGCGCCATCTCGGCGAACTCCTTGCGCG